TGTGAAGCGTTGGGCACAGCTCTGGCTACGGACGAAAACTTATTCTATTTCTTTTTTTTTATATTTCAAGCATGACTAGTGGGGAAACATTTCAAAAATATATATTCGCGAAAAATGCAGTGCCTATAATGAAAGGAGTGATTATCATGTCAATCGAAAAGATGGTACTTATTATGGCAACTCATTATTATGCGAATTTAATTGATATTCATAATGCTTTACACGCTTTAGGTTTGAGAAGCGATGAACAAGCAGAGGAATTTAATAAGAAGCATGTAATGAAACTTGTTAATATTTACGCTAGAAGAGGATACGATATTACTAAATGAGATTAAAGCCCTGGTTGAAATATACTAGGGCTTTTAATTTTTTTTGAAATGAACCTATAGAGACTATCCACCATGCCTTCCGAGCGGGGGAGTAGGGCTACTATTGATATGTAGCTTGGTTTTAGGAAACGAAGCCCGTGAAAACCGAAATGGTGTCCTATTTTTTATTTGTATGCGAAAACGCGTAAAAATCAATCCCTTTAACGAAGAAAGGAGGAATATATTTATGGCAAGACAATATATTGTTAAAACGATTAAGTACGGAAGAGACTGGAAGAAAATAGGAGAAGGCATTGATTTTCTAGAAGATAATAAAAAATATCGACTAGAATTTTATGCTGATGGATTAATCCAGGCTATCCGAGCAAAAATAGCGTTTAAACAAAATAAAAGATTTAAATATTATACTTATTGAGAGAGGGGGCTCAGCGTTATGCTGAGCCTTTTCTCTTTTATGTTTCAACACACAAAATAAAATCGATAAGGCAGGTATGTCGAATGGTTAAAACGTTTGTCAAGAAGCCCGTCCAAGTCCAGACAGTTCAATGGACTGGTGATAATGATGAAGAAATTAAAGAGTTTGTCGGCAAAGAATGCGATATAATTCGCGTTCGCACCCCTGGTATTAAACCCGATCTCATCATTCACACACTCGAAGGTGATCATCATGCTCTTGTAGGCGATTGGATCATCCGTGGCATTAAAGGAGAATTCTATCCGTGCAAGCCTGATATTTTTGAAAAGACATATACGGAGGTGAATCTAATGACTGAACGAACAATAACTATTAGAGGCAGAGAAGAGGATGTTGCTACTGTACTTAGGCTCCTTAGACATATGGAGTATCTTGGAAACGTTGGAGCAAGCAGAAATCTACTTGTATGGGTCGACGGAGACGGCTGTGGTCGGATTCATGTAACGGACGAAAGCGGAGAGAAGCTAGATAATGTCCATTATAGCATAGAGCAGATCCCTACTATGGGTGCCGTTGCTGGCATTTACGATATCGGTTAATCTGAACTTATTATGGAGGATAAATAATGAAGAAACTAGCGATTATGTTGGCCTTGGCAATTATTCTTTCAGGCTGCTCTGGCAGAAACTTTAATACTGAATATGAAAATAACGAAAATAACGGACGATTTCGTAAAGTCTACGCTGATTTTTTAAATGTAATTTATGTAGACTCGGAAACCAACGTAATGTATTTTTGGCACACTGGCGGTTATAGCGGGGGTCTTACTGTGATGGTTAATGAAAATGGGCAGCCTCTTATTTGGAAAGGAGAATCAAATGATTAAACGATACGTAAAAAGACCAATCGTTATCCGTGCGGTAAAATGGACTGGATATAATTTTGATGAAATTGCCGAATTTGTTAAAGAGCAACCTCTTACTTTATACGAAAACACTTTTGGCATTACAAGGTTATTTATCGAAACACTAGAAGGGGATATAGACGCAGAAGTTGGCGACTACATTATTCAAGGTGTTCATGGAGAGTATTATTCTTGCAAACCCGATATCTTTACGGAAACATACGAGGAGATAGAAAATGGCTAATACGGAACAAACCTGTCAATTAATCGTTGATATTTTGAACGAACATATGAAAGAAGAATTGGATCATTTCATCGGCGAGTATTTGGGTGACAGGATTTCTCTTAGCGAGCTAGTGTATAACGCTAATAATGTCACATCTTATTATGAATTCCGAATTACGGCTGTTAGAGACAAGTATTTTTATCCGAGAACGGAGAAATAAATCGATGAAACTAACATTCACAAAGCTTTTAAAAATCGTTCCTGATGGAATTTTTGAAGCGGATGATATTGTTACAAAAGATGGATGTAAAGGCGTCCGCTACATGCTCTATCAGCCACTAGGAGAGCGTCAAATACGTTCGTTGGCAAAGTATTCGAACGTTAAGTTGAGCGTTGCTAGGTACCGCTATGCACCGGAAATTACGCATGACTGTGTTACTATTTTGGAGGATTAAATTATGGAAATTGTTGAATATCAGAACCTTGCTTACCGTACTATGAATCATGATCTGACCTGGAAGGAGCAGGGAAAACATGCTCTTCACGGTATGGTTTCAGAAATTGGTGAGCTTCATGGGATTTATCAGAAAACTTATCAGGGACATGAATTTAATGAAGAACATGCGAAAAAAGAACTCGGAGATTTAATGTGGTTTATCGCGGAATATTGTACTGCCCACGGTTGGGAGCTTGATGATATTTGTCAGATGAATGTTGATAAACTCAAAAATCGCTATCCGGATGGGTTTGAAGCCGATAAAAGTTTACATCGAAAAGAGGGAGATATTTAATGGCATTTTATTCCCAAATTCCGCGTGCAAAGAGAGGTTTAAATCACTTTAAAATGACTGTATTTGATGAAAATTGTATCTATATTTTGAAACTTTTAGCCTTTATTTTTATTGGCTGCCCTGCAATTTTGACGGTTGGAGGGCTTCTTTTATACCCAGAAATCGCTCTTTTGAAGCAAATTTACTCTAAAATTTTTATGAATAAAGGAGGAGAAAATGAAAAAATCGACCTTTGATTCTGAGAAAAGTGCTTGGAAAACGAGTGAAAATCCGAGAAAAAATAGTCTCGGGTATACGGATTTGACTCCTTTTGAGGCTTTTAATAACATGGAAAAAGATGATGAAATCCGATTTAAGAAGCTTTTGGGAACAATTTTTTACATTTGCGAACTCGCAGAATTCAAAATTGAAGAAAGAATTGTGCTCACTGACAAAAAGAGCGGAAAGACTTGGCGGTGAAAAAATCATCTGATTTTTATTAAAAATGGCTAATTTTGGGCAAAAATCGGTCAAAAATGGCTAAAAATTCAGAAAAAATAAAAAAATTGCCATTTTTATTAAATATGCGCGAAATTATCTACTTAGATAATATTGGTATATATTAATATAAAATCGTTTTTTTTTTTTTTTTGAATTTTTTAAAGGAGAGCTAATTTTTATGAAAGAGCATGATGCATATTGGGACTCGAACTTTTTGCGGAATCTCGAATTATTCTATCCTCAAAAATTTGCAAAGCTTACGGACTATAAACGATTGAGTATAAATTCGGGAACAGACTACGCTTTTATTTCGGATGGTATTGTTTATATCTTCAACCAATACACTGGAGCGATTAGACGTGCACCTGCTGATCCAGAGCACATGACTGACGAACAAATTAAAAAATGGTTTATGTTTCAGTTAAAAGCGGCAATTCAAGAAGATTCTCAAAATGGAAAAGGTTTGGCTGAAGAAGCCGGGATTACGCCATGTATGATATCAAGATATTTGACCGGAACACAAATGCCAAGTATAGTTACAGTAGCTAAAATTGCAAATGCGCTGCACGTTCCGGTTTCGTATTTCTTCTATCAGGGGTATGACCGATTAGATTTTGATTAAGCTCATGGCAAATAAGATCGTGAGGCAGATTTTTATGTAATAGCAAATTTTCTTTCTTGCGGCCTCCCGGGTGATGTGGTATAGTATAATCACTTAAAGATAAAGGAGGCTTCAATTAATGGGATTGTTTAATTTTGGCAAGAAGAAACCGGTTAAGCGTGTCGGTGGTTACACGGATGGCGGAAATCACAAAGTTGATGTCTTTGATGGTCCTGATGGTGTTGTTGAGATCAAAAGATGTAGCGCAAAGGATCATCTTCCTACAGGACTTCAGTATTGTCCGGATTGCCATATGCTTTGTGACCATAAACCGGAGGGATACTACGAATGCCCGGTTTGCAAGTATTCCATTACGGACGAAGAAGCCGATGAGGGTTATGGTTATCCTAGTGTGGAAGCAACCTATGAAGACGATTTCAACGATGAGTATGGTAGTACATATCGTGATGATGAAGACTGGGAGTAATCTTTAAAATTAAACAAATGGTTTTTAAGCCTGTGTGCAGAAATGTACATGGGCTTATTTTTATATCCTGATTTGGTAGAAAATAAAAGCACGCGAAAATTTCATGCTCTTTTATGAAGAGAATAGATACAATGGCGACTTTTGCTATTGGACATATTCTCTTGCTTTTTGCATAAAGGAGAATGCTCAACATGAAGGAATCGGCGTTTCAAGCAAAACTTATACGGGAAATTAAGAAACGGTTTCCTGGAGCGATTGTTTTGAAGAATGATCCCAATTATATTCAGGGATTTCCAGATTTAACGGTTTTGTATAAAGATCGTTGGGCGGTACTGGAGATTAAGCAGAGTGAAAAAGCGAGTCATCAACCAAATCAGGACTTTTATATTTTGCAGGCAGACAAAATGTCTGTTGGAAGATTTGTTTACCCTGAAAACATGATGGAGGTTTTAGATGATTTGGCACGATCATTCCAAGTTAGTCGGTGAACATGCCTTTTTGGGCGCAAGCAAATATCATTGGTTGAATTATACGGATGACCAAATGATTGCCAAATATAAAAGCAGCTATACCCAAGCGGTTGGGACGTATCTGCACGAATTGGCAGCGGGATTAATTGAGAATCATATGAAGCTGTCAAAGTCGGATTCAAAACTGCTTACTTATCATTTGCTATCTCACGGAGTACCTAGGGGGGTATTTAACGTTGATGATCTGTTCGGGAATTTTCGGAATTATGTGAACGACGCGATCAGTTACCGAATGTCTCCAGAACAAGTTTTGTATTACGCCCCGACTTGTTTTGGTACAACAGATGCAATTTCATTTTATCAGAATCGAGTTAGAATTCATGATTTAAAAACAGGGACGACACCGGCCCATATGGAGCAGCTATTGATTTACGCTGCTCTTTTTTGTTTGGAGTATGAAAACGACATCAAGCGAATGAAACTGGATTTGAATAAACTTGATTTTGAGTTGCGGATTTATCAGTCTGAGGATGTAATTGCAATCAATCCAACGTTGGATGATATTCGCCCCGTTATGGATAAAATTGTTGCTGGCGTCAATCTGGTAGAAGAAATTAAAAAATCGGAGGCTTAATTATGCAATACCGCGTTAAACCATCCTTAGAGGAAATTGAAGAATTAGCCCATTATGGCACGCCGAGACATTCTGGTAGATATCCATGGGGCAGTGGCGAAAACCCGTATCAAAGAACCGGTACAATTTTGAGTCGATATTATGAATATCAGAATCAGGGACTTTCTGAAGTTGAGATTGCTGAAGCAATGGGCACTACTACGACAAAACTTAGACCTCAGATTGCTTATGCAAAAAATCAATCCCGAATTTGGCAGATTGACCGTGCTCGGAGTCTAAAAGAAGATGGTCTGAGTAATGCTGATATTGGTAAAGCAATGGGCGGTTTGAATGAATCTACGATTCGAAGTTTACTCAATGAAAATTCGGAAGCAAGGACTAGAGCTGCTGTTACAACGGCGAAAAAGCTGAAAGAAATTGTGGATGAAAAAGGTATTGTGGATGTTGGGCCTGGCGTTGAACGGGAATTGGGTGTTTCAAGAAATAAACTGGATGAAGCTTTGTATCAGTTGGAAGTTGATGGATATTTAACCGAAAAAAGACGACTAAATCAGGTTACAAATCCAAATCAGAAAACTACATTGAAGCTTTTGTGCAAGCCTGGTACTGAGAAAAGCGATATCTATGACGTTTCTAAAATTGGAGCCGTCTCAGATTATGCGGTTTCGTATGATGATGGCGAGACATTTCATAAGCCTTTCGAATATCCGTCCAGTATGGACCCAAAACGTTTGAAAATTCGGTATGCTGAAGAAGGCGGTCTTGAAAAAGATGGTGTGATTGAGCTTCGTCGCGGCGTAAAGGATTTGAATCTTGGCGAATCCAATTATGCTCAGGTTCGTATTATGGTTGGTGGAGACCGGTATTTGAAAGGTATGGCCGTTTATTCGGATGATATGCCGGATGGGGTTGACGTTATTTTTAATACTAATAAGTCTTCCAATAAAACTTGGCGTGAAGTTTTGAAACCGGTAAAAACCAAACCCGATGGTGAGATTGATCGGGATAATCCATTTGGTGCTTTAATCAAAGAACATGGTGGTCAGTCTTTTTACGATGATCCCAAAGGCGATTATGTTGACGGTGTTACTGGTAAAAAACAGTCTCTATCTCTCATTAACAAATGTAAAGCCGAAGGTGATTGGGGCGAATGGTCTAAACGATTGCCATCGCAGTTTTTGGGAAAACAGAGCATCCAGTTGATTCATAAACAGCTTAATTTGACTAAAGCCGCTGCCGATGAGGAATTAGCAGAAATCAATGCACTTACAAATCCAACTATTAAAAAAGTTCTTTTGAAGAAGTTTGCCGATGGTTGTGATAAAGATGCTGTTACTTTGAAGGCTGCTGCATTACCGAGACAGCGTTATCAAGTTATCGTACCGCTTACCAGTATTGGCGATAATGAAGTTTATGCACCCAACTATAAAGATGGTGAAAGTGTTGCGCTTGTTCGCTTTCCTCATGGCGGCATCTTTGAGATTCCGGTACTAAAAGTGAATAATAAGAATCCGGAAGGTAAACGGGTTCTCGGTGCGAATCCTTTAGATGCGGTTGGTATTAGCTCTAAAGTTGCAGAACGATTGTCTGGCGCAGACTTTGACGGCGATACTGTTATGGTCATTCCTACAGGCGGAAAGATTAAAATTCTTTCTAAAGAACCACTGAAAGGTCTTAAGAATTCTGATGGTTCTTGGTTTGACCCTAAGATGGCCTACCCTGAACGTGAGGGTATGAAAGTGATGAAAGACACTCAGAAACAGATGGGCGTTATTTCTAACTTGATTACCGATATGACGTTGAAAGGCGCTACAGACGACGAATTGGCTCGTGCTGTTAGACATTCAATGGTTGTTATTGATGCCGAGAAGCATCATCTTGATTACAAGCGCAGTGAAGAAGAGAATGGTATTGCTGCCTTAAAACGTAAATATCAAGGTACTATTGATGAAAATGGCAGATATCATGAAGGTGCTTCTACTTTGCTTAGTCTTGCGAAGAGTGAAGTCAGCGTTCCCAAGCGTCAGGGTTCAGCCAAGATTGATCCAGAAACTGGCGAACAGTATTGGACTGTAACAAAAGATCTCTACTATAACGAGAAAAAGAAAGATAAGACCACTGGCGAATGGGTAGAGACCGGTAAGGTTAAGATGAGAACTCAGCCTTCTACCAGGATGGCCGAGGCCAAAGATGCGTATACTCTGGTATCGGATATGAATACCAAGCAGGAGCAGGCTTATGCTGATTATGCAAACCATATGAAATCGCTTGCAAATCGAGCACGAAAAGATATGCTGAATGCGGGTAAGATCGAATATAAGGCATCAGCTAAGGCAGCTTATAAGGATGAGGTGGACACTCTTATGGCTAAACTTGCAGTGTCAGAAGCTAATCGTCCTAAAGAACGTCGGGCACAGATCCTTGCTAATAATGAGGTTAAGGCTAAGGTAGCAGAAGACCCATCACTGGCTGAGAATAGTAGTAAAAAGATGCTAAAGAAGGTATCCCAGCAGGCCCTTGTACGGGCCCGGACTCAGGTAGGGGCCAAGCGTACCCCTATTAAAATGACTGATCGTGAATGGGAAGCGATTCAGGCGGGTGCTATTAGTGAGAACGTTTTAAGAAAAATCATTGATAACATGGACATCGATGAACTTCGTGCTCGTGCAACACCAAGACAAAGCGCCGAATTAAGTCAGGCAAAGATTAACTTGATTAAAGCTCGTGCTGCGTCTGGTTATTCAACAACTGAAATTGCAGAAAGTCTTAATATTTCGGCATCTACAGTAAGTAAATATTTGAAATGAAAGGAGTGAATTCTTGAAATGAAAGAAGAAAAGTCTTCTCTAATTCGTTATAGTTTAACGACTTATGATAATCCTTATGACCCATTCGAGCAATTCGTTCCTTGGTTCATGTTTGATATTCAAAAGGGCTACAATTCTTGCGGTTTGCTTGCAAGAACGCTTGATGCACTTGGCTTGAGTACAAATGATGATGAGCTGAGTGATGAAGAAATTGAAGAAAACATTGAAACAGCAATTAACGAGATCTTAAACACAGATTTTATGGGAATTTATGTAAAAGTGTCAGATAAAAATAAGAAAAATGAATTGGTTTCATCTGATGTTAGTTCGTAAAGGATATAGGGGGGTCTAAAAAATATCACCCCCTCCCTTCATCGCGCCGATCTTTGAAAAATCTCCGGAGGGTGATTTTTGGGGAAGTTGATTCCTCAGCATGAACCGGATTTTGGTTGTTTATGGGAGATACGCTGAATCCGATGATATTTACGGCGCTGTGAGGGGGTATTTGGAGGGAATAAGGGTAACGAAATAAGGTACGGCTACACTTCTCTTTTTATTCTCCTTTCGAGAAGTACCCTTATTCCCTGCAAAAACTCTCTCACTAAATCCAGAAAGGAGTGGTAAAGTATGGCAAGACGTGCATCTACTGGAGAGAAACCGGTGATGCGAAGAGCAAGAAGCCCGGAAGCACGAGAAAAGCAGTTGATTGCATTAGCGATGGATTGTGCTGAAGAGCAGCTGATGAACCATACGGCCAGTAGTCAGGTAATTACACATTATTTGAAGCTTGGAACTGCCCAGGCAAAGCTTGAACTTGAAATGCTAAAAACACAGCAGAAATTAGCGGAAGCAAAAACTAAAAATATTGAAAGCGCAACCCAGACCGACGAAATGGTACGGAATGCAATCAACGTATTTAAGGTTTATGCCGGGTATCATGATGATGAAGATTAGAAGTTATACCGAACTTTGCAAATTTAAAAGTTTTGAGGAGCGGTTTGAATATTTGCGGCTTGATGGAATTGTCGGCGATGAAACATTTGGGTGGGATCGATATTTAAACCAAGTTTTTTATAAAACTAAAGAATGGCGAGAACTGCGGGACCGGGTAATATGGCGTGATCAATGCTGCGATATGGGAGTTGTTGGATACGAAATTCCAAAGCGACCGATTGTGCACCATATGAATCCATTGACAAAAGAAGACATTTTGGGGAAAAGTGAATTTTTGTTAAACCCTGAGTATCTAATTACGGTAAGCCACAATACCCATAACGCGATTACCTATGGGAATCAAGATTTACTGCGAAAACCGGTATTGGAGCGCAGCGTAAATGATACCTGCCCATGGAAGAGGTGAGAAAAATGGAATCTATCCTGAATAGCGTAAAAAAGATGATTGGTATTGACCAAGATTATACTGTGTTTGATGTAGACATTATTACGCATACAAATACAGCATTTAGCATTTTGCACCAACTGGGCGTTGGACCGGATGAAGGATTTGAAGTTACCGATAATACCCAGACATGGACTGATTTTATGGGTGATGACCCAAGACTTAATTTTGTAAAAAGCTGGGTGACACTAAAAGTAAAAATGCTGTTTGACCCGCCGCAGAGTTCGGCTTTGATTGATTCGGCAAACAGATTGTTGAGTGAACTTGAATGGCGGATTAACGTTAGTGTTGACCCAAAAGACTAAGGAGGTGAATAATCAAAATGCCGAATTACAATTGCGAGATGTGGCATTGGGGTATCCCCGGAATGAAATGGGGGCAACGGCGATATCAGAATAAAGATGGAACCTGGACCAGCGCCGGAAAAGTGCGACGGCGTGGAGAAGAAGGGCATACTAGATATGCCACGCGAGAAGAGATTGATGCTAAGAAAAAACAGGTAATGCAGGGGCATAATGCAAAAGAATTGTATAGGTATAAAGATCTGTTTGACGACAAGGAATTCAGTGACGCTTATAAACGGCTTTTGATGGAAAAACAGGTAAAAGACCTTATTCCGAAGCAGGTAAGCAAAGGCGAACAAATTGTTGATAGTACAATCAAATGGGGTAAAAAAGCAAGCGATTTGATTAACACTGCCTCAAATTTATATACAAGCATTGATAAGGTTCAGAAGCTTTTGGAAAGTAAAAACTAATTAAAAGATTTTATTTTTGGCGAATGGTCATTTTATTTTATAGTTTGGCCGATTTTGATTAAGAAGACGGAGAAGATACATTATGGCATTATCGAATACGGCTGTGCCGAAATATTACGGCCGGTTCCGTGAGGCTGTAATGAGAGGCGAAATACCGGTTTGCAAAGAGATCAGCATGGAAATGAACCTGATCGATGATTTGATTGCAAATCCGGGTATTTATTATGATGAAGATGCTGTTGAAGGCTGGATTAAATACTGTGAAGGAGAACTTACTTTAACTGATGGTTCCGATGTAACACTATTGGATAGTTTTAAGCTTTGGGGCGAACATATCTTTGGCTGGTATTACTTTGTTGACAGACAGGTATTTGTACCTGATGAATATGGGGAAGGTCATTTCGAGTTAAAACGGTTAAAGAAGCGCTTAGTAAATAAGCTGTATTTAATTGTTGGGCGTGGCGCTGCTAAGAGTTTGTTTGATAGTTTTATACAAAGCTATTATGAGAACATTGATATGAGCACAACGCACCAGATTACAACAGCGCCAACTATGCGACAGGCTGATGAAATCATGAGCCCGCTGCGAACGGCAATTACACGAAGTAGAGGACCTCTGTTTAAGTTTTTAACCGCCGGCAATTTGCAGAATACAACGGGTAACCGTGCAAATCGACCTAAATTGGTAAGTACGAAAAAAGGTATTGAAAACATGTTGACCGGAAGCCTTTTGGAAGTGCGGCCGATGAGCATTAACAAATTGCAGGGATTGCGCTGTAAGATCGCTACAGTTGACGAATGGCTAAGCGGCGATATCCGAGAAGATGTAATTGGCGCAATTGAGCAGGGTGCAAGCAAGAACCCTGATTATTTGATTGTAGCAACGTCTAGTGAAGGTACAGTGCGAAACGGCAGTGGTGATACGATCAAAATGGAATTGATGAAAATCCTGAAAGGAGAGTACATCAACCCCCATGTTGGAATTTGGTGGTATAAGCTTGATAGCGTAGATGAAGTCGCCCGGCCGGAAATGTGGTTAAAAGCAAATCCGAATCTTGGAAAAACTGTAACCTATGAAACTTATCAGCTGGATGTGGAGCGCGCAGAAAAAAATCCGAGTGCCAGAAATGATATTTTGGCAAAGCGTTTTGGATTGCCAATGGAAGGGTATACTTACTTCTTTACCTATGAAGAAACGCTGCCGCACGGAAAGCAAGATTTTACTGGTATGAGTTCCAGTCTTGGGGTTGACTTGAGCCAGGGAAATGACTTTTGTGCTTTTACATTTTTGTTTCCATTGGGCGGAGAACGATTTGGTGTTAAGACGAGAAATTATATTTCGAGTTTAACATTGGATAAGTTGCCCTTGGCCATGCGAAATAAATACCAAGAATTTTTGGACGAAGGTAGCCTTATCGTAATGGATGGGGCAATTTTGGATTTGAGCCTTGTGTACGAAGATTTGGATCGGCACATTGAAAGTATGGAATATGACATAGTGTGTGTTGGTTATGACCAGTACAACGCCAAAGAATTTATGGAACGTTGGGCGAATGAAAATGGTCCGTTCGGCATAGAGAAAGTTGTTCAGGGTGCAAGAACAGAAAGTGTACCATTGGGAGAGCTTAAAAAGTTGGCTGAAGAAAGAATGTTATTATTTGATGAAGAAATGATGACGTTTACGATGGGTAACTGCATTACGATTGAGGATACGAATGGTAACCGTAAGTTACTAAAAAAGCGATATGAAGCAAAAATTGATGCTGTTGCGGCATTGATGGACGCTTTTGTTGCGTATAAATTAAACAAAGAATCATTTGAATGATGAGGGAGGAATAAAAACAATATGAAACAAGGAACGCGTTTTATTCTTCTTGTTGAATTTGATATAGACCTAGATACTGTTGAAAAAATTGAATTTGTTTTTAAACAGGAGAAACGCATTAATAGCGCGGCGGTAAAGATTAATACGTATCCAAATGATTGTGAACGAAAAGAAAATACTGTTCTTATACCATGGACGCAAGAAGAAACCTATAAATTTGAACCTAATAGGATGCTATATATGGATACGCGTATTACGCTAAAAAACAGTTCTGATCAACCCCAGACCGAGATTATTCCAATTAAGATGAGTCCAACTTTATTCCAGGAGGTTGATGGCACATGATACGAGTTCGCGTGGGGCCACAGAGTATCGTATCGGTGCGTGTTGTTAGCGGAGCACCGGTAAGAGTAAATACCACAGGTACTGCGGTTGTTGGTGCAGCTGAGTATAGTGGACCATATGATGTGATTCCACGATTCAGTGAACAAATCCTGCTTACTGCGCAAAGACTAATGCAGAAAGATGTTACTATTAAACGGATACCGCAATACGAGGTGTCCAACAATTACGGTACAACATTGATTTTAGGAGATGAGTATTATGGCGAATAAATATATTAATAAAGTGATTGTAGGTAAAGAGACCAAGCTGGACTTGACAGCCGATACGGTAACACCGGACAAGCTGGCTGAAGGTATCACTGCTCATGATAAGTCTGGTGCCCCTATCGTTGGTACCAGCACCAAGGACGTGGATTCCAGCGATGCAACGGCGGCAGTTGCTGAGGTTCTGAAGGGTAAAACTTTCTATGCACGGGGCGCGAAGCTTACAGGTACGATGCCCAATAACGGGTCGGTATCCGGGAAAATCACTACCGTTAAGGGCAAATATACGATTCCTATGGGTTTTCACGATGGTAGCGGCACAGCTGAAATTGATCCCACCGAGCAGGCAAAACTCGTAGCGACAAATATTCGTGAGGGCATCACAGTTTTGGGCATTGTCGGTTCGATGAGTGGCAGCGAAGGCATGAAACCGCAGGCCAAGAGTGTCACGCCGTCTTTCGAGCAACAGACCATTTTACCCGACGATGACTATAATTGCCTGTCGCAGGTCACCGTGGCGGCGATCCCGGCCACATACGTTGATAACGCCGCAGGCGGGCAAACCCTGACGATCGGAGGCTGATATGGCAGTCAACAAGGTTGTTATCAATGATGAAGTTGTTCTCGATCTGACCGGTGATACGGTGCAGGCTGCCGACCTGCCGAAAGGGGTAACTGCCCACAATGCCACAGGGGACAAAGTCACTGGAACCACAAATTATGCCGGTTCCAACAATGCGGGCGGCTCCGCAACGAGCGCCGAAAAACTAAATAACAGTCTGACCATCAAACTGAACGGAACCAGTCAGGGCGCATGGGATGGCAGCAGCGCAAAAACCATTAATATAACGGCAGCCAGTGTTGGCGCATCAAATGTTACGCTCAGAAGGTGGTGATAGTTGTATGGGTGTGTATTTAGGCAGCAATGCCGTTGACATGCAGGGAGGTTTTGTGACCGGTGGTGCCAGCGGCGCTGTTTTACAGAGTAAGACGGTTAGCCCCAGTGAAAGCGCACAGACGATCAAGGCAGACAATGGCTATGACGGTTTGAGCCAGGTTACAGTAAATGCAGTATCGAAAACTTATGTGGGGAGCGGCGTAACGAAAAAGAGTGCTGCGACTTATACGCCAGGTACCAGTAACCAGACGATTGCTGCAAACCAGTATTTGAACGGGGCGCAGACCATTAAAGGTGATGCAAACCTTGTGGCTGGAAACATCAAAAGCGGCGTAAGCATTTTTGGTGTGGCGGGAACTTATGCCGGGAGCAGTAGTGGCGGAAGCAGTGGAAACAATAATGTGGAAGCGTATCATGTGACATCGACTTCGCCCAGTGTGAATTTTAAGACCAGCAGCGGCACGATCAAGATCTGGGGCTACGGCACAATGACCAGCCAAAGCAGCTGGGGCCAGCAGACTACGAGCCTGATCGCGTTTGCGGGTGACAAGTATTACAAGAGCGCCCTGTACGGCAGCCCAAGCAGCACCAGTCTGAGCCTAAGCATCAGCAACGGTAAGCTCTCCGGCCTGCCGAGCGGACTGACTGCGATCAGCGCGATTGTAACGAGAGGTATTTGATTATGGCAACTGATACAAAGCTGGACAGTTTGATAATTAACTACCTGACGCAAGCCCAGTATGATAATGCTAAGCGCGAAGGAACGCTGAACAGCAACCAGATCTATATGACACCGGCCTCCTCCAGTACCTATACGCTGCCTGCCGCTACCAGTTCAACCCTGGGTGGTGTGAAATTAAGTGATTCGACCAGTTCAACGAGTTCGACCAATGGTGGTGTTGCGGCAACGCCGGCGGCGGTGAAGGCGGCCATCGCGGAAGCAAAACTTGCAGCCTGGCCGGTTGGCAGCATTTACATGAGCGTAAGCAGTACAAGCCCGGCGACTTTGTTTGGCGGTACTTGGGAAAGAATTTCTGAACGCTTTTTGCTTGGCGCTTCTAGTAGTTATCCCGCAGGTAGCACTGGGGGCGAAATTACCCATAAGCTTACACAAAGCGAGCTACCGAATTATTCGCTGTCTGTGGCCAACGGAAGCAACGTAATACGCTCCAAAACCGGAAGCTCTGCGGATGCGTATGTCCAAACGCAATCAAGTGGTTGGGGTATTCCGAACTGGGAATCCAAAACCGTAACAGTCGCCTCCGGCGGTTCCGGGGCAGCCCACAACAACATGCCGCCTTATTTATCGGTATGGATATGGAAGAGGACAAAATAAGGAGGATAAAGATGGGGCTGAAAAATGGAGAGGTATGTTTTGGGTGGCTATTGGCGCAGCATGTGATTACGGCCGGCAAAGAAATTGGTAAAGAACCAGAAAAAAAAAACAGAAGTAAAATAAAAATCAAAATGGATTGCCCAGTTTGAAGCGTGATGCTTTGATCTGGGAATTTTTTTGTTTTGAAGGGAGGTGGGGGTTTGGAGGAAGAGATGCGATTTGGGGACCGGTTAAAACACGCTTGGAATGCATTTATGAACCGCGATCCCCCGGTAAATTATTGGAAGAGTGGACCGGGATACAGTATCAGGCCAGACCGGCACAGGATTATCAGCGGAAATGAACGAACGATCATCAATTCCATTTACAACAGAATTGGTGCAGACTGCGCTGCAATTGACATTTATCACGTTCGGTTAGACAAAAATGACCGATACAAGGAGAAGATTGAGAGCGGGTTAAATGAATGTTTGAATCTAAATGCCAACATTGACCAGACTGGACGTGCCTTTAAGCAGGATATTGTGATGAGTATGTTGGATGAAGGTTGTGTGGCGATTGTGCCGGTGGAGACTACTTTAAATCCTGATGCTACAGCTGGTTACGACATTACGAATATGCGAACCGGAAGGATTCTGGAATGGTACCCAAGTGATGTGCGGGTTGAAGTTTATAACGAAACAACCGGAAAACGGGAAGAATTGGTGGTACCGAAAAAGACGGTTGCTATTATTGAAAATCCGTTTTATGCCGTTATGAATGCGCCAAATAGTACAATGCAGAGATTGATTAGAAAGTTGTATTTGCTGGATGCTGTGGACGAAGAGGCAAGTTCCGGCAAGCTCGATTTGATTATTCAACTGCCATATGTCGTGAAGAGTGAGACCCGTAAACGACAGGCAAATGCACGGCGAGACGAGCTTGAAAACCAGTTGGCAAACAGTAAATATGGTGTTGCTTATGCTGATGGTACAGAAAAAGTAATCCAGTTGAACCGGAGCCTTGACAATAATTTGCTGAAGCAGATTGAGTATTTGACCAATTTGGCCTTTGCCCAGCTTGGCATTACCCAAGGAATTTTGGATGGAACTGCTGATGATAAGACAATGCTGAATTATTACAGTAGGACCGTTGAGCCGATTATGGCTGCCATTACCGATGAGATGAAGCGGAAATTTTTGAGTAAGACTGCCAGAAGTCAACGCCAGACGCTGCTATATTTCCGCGATCCGTTTAAATTGGTACCGGTGAACGACATTGCTGAAATTGCTGATAAATTTACCCGTAATGAGATCATGACGTCCAACGAAATTCGCCAGACGATTGGTATGAAGCCTTCTGATGATCCTAAAGCGGATGAATTGCGAAATAGTAACATTGCGGAGGCAAAGCAAGATTTGAGCAATCAACAACCTGTACCAACTGAAGATAAGGGAGAGGAGTAAAAATCAAAATGGCAAAAGAAAATTATGATTGTCATGGTTGGGCGACACAGTACGGTGTGTTGTGCGGCGATGGCCGAACGATTATGCATGGCGCTTTTGCTGACCAGGATGGTGCGACGGTTCCCCTGATTTGGAACCACAACCATGATGATCCGGCAGATGTGTTGGGCCATGCGCTATTGGAAGCAAGACCGGAAGGCATGTATACCTACTGCAAATTTAATGATACCAAGAATGGTAAGACTGCTAAAGAGTTGGTAAAAAATCAGGATATTACCTCTTTTAGTATTTACGCAAATAAATTGCAGTACAAAGGTGACCGGCGTTCTGGTAATGTGCAGCACGGTATGATTCGGGAAGTGAGCCTGGTATTGGCCGGCGCAAATCCAAAAGCAGGCATTGAACCGGAATTGCTACATGGTGAAGAGAGTGAAGATGCGGCTTTCATTTGCTGTGCTGATGAAAATACTGCTTTTTGCGAAAGCTTGGAGCATGATGACACAAAGCCGGCAGAGGAAAAACCTAGTGAAGAAAAACCCGCAGAAGAAGCAAAGAAACCTGAAGATGAGGAAACCGTGCAGGATGTGTTTGACAGTATGACGGACCGCCAGAAGAAGGTTGCCTATGCTGCGATTGCGGTAGCAGTAGATGCTGCAAAAAATAACGATGAAGCGAAACACAATGATGAGGAGGATGGCAATATGAAAGAAAATATTTTTGATAAGGGCAGTGCCCAGCATGAAGATGTACTGACCCACAGCGACATTGAAACCATTTTTGACACTGCCAAGAAAGGCCGACTGACCCTGAAAGAAGCTTGCGAGGACTTTTTGAGCCACAAGGCAAATTATGGGATTGACGGGATTGATGCTTTGTTCCCGGAATACAAGGAACTGAACAATCCGCCCAAATTTATTGACCGCGACCAGACCTGGGTTGGAAAGGTTATGAACGGTGTTAAGCACTTGCCGTTCAGCCGCGTAAAGACCAGCTTTGCAGACATTACTGCGGATGAAGCACGTGCACGAGGCTATACCAAGGGTAAGAAGAAGGTAGAAGAGGTTATTACCCTGGCAAAACGTACCACTGACCCCCAGACCGTTTATAAGAAGCAGAAACTGGACCGTGACGATGTTCTGGACATTACCGGTTTCGACGTTGTTGCGTGGATTAAGAACGAGATGCGCGGTAAGCTGGAAGAGGAACTGGCACGCGCTATCCTGATTGGTGACGGCCGTGACCCCAGCAGCGATGACAAGATTCAGGAGCAGCATATTCGCCCGATTTGGACCGATGATGTTCTGTTTACCATTAAGCGCGAAATTACCGAAGGTGCAACTGCCGCTGCTACTGCTGAGAATATGATGGATGATGCCATCCGTGCCCGTAAGGAGTACAAAGGCAGCGGCAACCCGGTTCTGTTTACAACCGAGGATGTGCTTGCTGAAATGTTGCTGCTGAAAGATAAGAATGGTCGCCGGATTTATAGTAGCGTAAACGACCTGGCAACCGCTATGCGTGTGAGCAGTATTATTACTGTGCCCCAGATGGAAGGTTTGACCCGCAGCACTACCGCTGGAAAGACCACCGATACCTATACTCTTTACGGGATTATGGTCAATCTGGCAGACTACAGCGTTGGTGCAGACAAGGGCGGTAGCGTGAACATGTTTGACGATTTCGATATTGACTACAACCAGTACAAGTATCTGATTGAGACCCGTTGCAGTGGTGCACTTACCGTTCCGAAGTCCGCAATCGTATTTGAGACGAAGAAGAGCGTTACCACTGAATAAGTTTGCCTTTTGGTTAATTAAGACTAACCAAAAATCAAAATGGAAGTGAGGAGCCAGGGGAATGCGCAAGTTTTTTGGTGAAATCGGTTACCAGGTGATGGAGGAAACTGCGCCAGGGGTTTGGGAAGAAAAGATCACTGTGCGGCAATATTACGGTGATTGGGTGCGGAGAAAACGCAGGCTCGACACGCCAAATGAAGTGAATTACAGCATTACAATCCAGAACAGTTTGAGCATTGTAGCGGATGCCTTTGCTTTTGAGAATTTTGCAGACATGAGGTATGTGGAATTTAACGGCAATAAATGGCAAATCAGTGATGTTGAGCTGAATTACCCGCGGCTTGAGCTGACGATTGGGGGGCTATACCAAGATGGGAACGCGAATTGATTTGCAAAAACAGTTGGCAACATTTTTGGCATGCCCATATTCCGGCTCAACTTGCAGGGTGTATTTTCAACCGCCGACCAATACTGTGATGAAATATCCATGCTTTGTTTACAGCCGGGATAACGGAAACCAGTTATTTGCCGATAACAAGACATACCGATTTAAACAGCGATATCAAGTGACTTATATCAGCAAGAATCCGGATTGTGATGAGGTTATTACAAAAATGTTGACGCTGCCTTATTGCAGCTACGACCGGCATTATGTGGCAGATACGCTGCACCATGATGTTTTTACAATTTATTACTAGAGGAGGAATAGAATATGGCGACTCAAGCTTTGGAATGGGATAAGACCGGTGAGCACTTTTATGAAAGTGGTGTAAGCAAGGGTGTTCTGTACGTACTGAGCGATGAAGGTAAATATGACAATGGTGTTGCCTGGAATGGTTTGACCAATGTGACCGAAACCCCCAGTGGCGCTGAGGAGAATGCAATTTATGCGGATAACATTAAATATGCTTCTCTGCGCAGTACCGAGGAAATTGGTGGCACGATCGAGGCTTATACCTACCCGGACGAATGGAACCAGTGTGACGGTAACGGTGAACTAGTAAAGGGTGTGCATGTTGCCCAGCAGGAGCGCAAGACTTTTGGCCTTTGCTACCGTACCGAGATCGGTAACGACACCAGCACCGAGAGTGATGATGGATACAAGCTGCACCTGGTATATGGCGCTACGGCAAGCCCCAGCGAGCGCAGCTATGATACCCAGAACGATAACCCCGATGCAGTGCAGTTTAGCTGGGAGTACACCACGAACCCGGTTAATGTTGCGGGCTTTAAGCCGACCAGCCTGATTACCATTGACAGCCGGACGGCGGATAAGGTTAAACTGACCGCTCTGGAAACAATTTTGTATGGTTCTAGCACTGCGGCTGCCCGACTGCCCTTGCCGGATGAAGTGAAGACTTTGATGACTTCCGGCGGCTGATAAAAAATCAAAATGGAGTTTTTTGAAAGGAGAATAAACACATGCGTAAAGAGACAATTACTTACACGGACTATAACAATGTGACCAGAACTGAGGATTTCTTTTTTAATCTGAATGAAGCGGAACTGACCGCACTCCAGTATGGAGTGGATGGTGGCATGAAAGAAATGCTTGAACGAATTGTGAAGAGTAATGATAACAAGCAGATCATGGCGTGCTTCCACGATTTGATTGCAAAAAGTTATGGTGAGAAGAGTCCTGATGGCAGACGTTTTATTAAGAGTGAGGAGCTGAGCGAAGCGTTTATGCAGACTGAAGCTTATAACGAATTGATGCTGCGTTTTATGACCGATGCCAATTATTCGGCTGAGTTTATTAATGATGTGTTGGCCGATGTTACGAAGCGCACTGAGGAACGCAATGCCAAGAAGGGCGAAAATAACACGATTGTACTGCCTGCGCAGAGTTAATTAAAAGAGGTGGACAAGGAATGCTTAAAGTAAAGATTCCAAAAATTGAAGGGGCATGGAATGGTGAAACGTTTGTTGATGTTCCGGAAACGGAGTTGATTTTGGAGCATAACCTTGTCTCCCTTTCTAAGTGGGAATCAAAATGGAAAAAACCGTTTTTTGATGGAAAAGAAAAATCAATTGAAGAAACGTTGGATTATATCCGATGCATGTGCCAAGTAGAACCCGATGATGTAACGATTATCGGCGCTTTACCAATGGATGAACTGCGGCGGATTAATTTATATATTGATGACCCGATGACTGCAAGCGTTTTTAAAAACGACCGGCATAAAGGAAAAATCCAGCAAAAACGGATCACAAGCGAGCTGCTTTATTATTACATGACCGCGCTGAACATTAACTGGGAAGCTGAATATTGGCATTTAAACCGGTTAATCGCGCTGATTAAGACTTGTAACCTGGAGAACGCGCCGAAGAAGAAAATGAGCCAGAATGAAATTTTGAGGCAGAACCGGGAACTGAACGAGAAGAGAAAAGCAATGCTGCATACAAAGGGTTGATTCCCCTTTAGAAAAGGAGTGGAAAAATGAGACTGAGTAATGGTGATGTGTTGCTGAGTTGGCCGCTGAAAAAGCATGTAATCAGCGCTGGCTGGTGGTATAACAGTGGAATTTTGCACCGGGCTATTGATTTTGGCGACACGCCGGTTGGAACCCCTGTTTATGCTGCCGAGGATGGAATGGTTAGCATTTGTTACCACTGGAATGGTAAAGTAACCCAAGGAAATACCAATAGTTACGGCAATATGGTAAAACTCAGCCATGATGCTTATAAAGGCGGAAACTTGGAAACTTTGTACGCTCATTTGAGCAAAATTGTGGTAACGAAAGGTCAGAAAGTAAAAGAGGGAGACCTGATTGGCTACAGCGGGCAGACGGGGAATTGCTACGGGCCGCATTTGCACTTTGAAGTGCGGTACAAAGGCCAGAGAGTCCATCCGTTGAATTGGTTGGACGATGATTTTACCAGCAAGGTACCCAAGAACCGGTTAGGGAGTTATGTAAGCGTGAAACGAGAAAGTGCGCCTACAGCAAACCGAACGATGCAGCTATTGACGATTGGACCGGTCAGCAGCGGAGATGCGATGAAGTTTTACGATTTGGCAAATGAACTGGGGCTTGTGAGTACGGGACTATATAAAGCGGAATATCGGTGAGGAAAAATCAAAATGGTGGTAATACGGCATAGAGGGGATTTGAAAAAGACAAGAAACTTCTTGGAACGAATTGTGCGCCGGAATTACCGGGACGTTTTGAAGAAATATGGACAACGGGGTGTGGATGCCCTGAGTGCAGCAACGCCAAAAGACACCGGAAAAACAGCTGGAAGTTGGGAATATGAAATTGAACAGACCCAAACCGGCTATACGATTGGATTTAACAATACAAACTTGAACCATGGAGTTAGTGTTGCCTTACTGCTGCAATACGGGCATGGAACAAGAAATGGCGGATATGTGCAAGGAATTGATTATATTAACCCTGCGCTGCGGCCGGTGTTTGAAAAAATGGCGGATGAGGCATGGCAAGAGGTGGTGAAGGAATGAGCACAAGTATCGATCAGCGAATTGTAGAAATGCAATTTGACAATGGTCAGTTTGAACGCGGAGCAAAACAAAGTATTGAAACACTGGATAAACTGGACAAAAGCCTGGATTTGCGAGAAAGTGCAAAAAACTTGACCGCTTTGAGTGATGCTGGTAAAAATTTTAGCCTGGATGGCGTTGCCAGCGGAATTGAGGCTGTACAGCAGAAGTTTACAGCCCTTGAAATTATGGGCATTACTGCTTTGCAGCGAATTACCAACCAGGCGATTACAACCGGCGAAAACCTGGTAAAATCTTTGAGCCTGGACCAGATTGCGGAAGGATTTGGGAAATATGAACAAAAGACGACCTCAGTTCAGACTATTGTAAATGCTACAGGGGAAAGCATTGATTCCGTTAGTGAGAAGCTGGCGAAGCTAAATTGGTTTACGGATGAGACCAGCTATAACTTTACTGATATGATTGCTAATATCGGTAAATTTACCTCTATGGGCATTGATCTGGATACCAGTGTTACTGCAATGGAGGGTATTGCCAACTGGGCGGCCATTAGCGGACAGGGTGTAAACGAAGCAAGCCGTGCCATGTATAACCTGAGCCAGGCGATCGGTGTTGGCGCTGTTAAATTGATGGATTGGAAGAGCGTTGAAAATGCTAACATGGCCACCAAGGAATTTAAGGAAACGGCGATTGAGACCGCAAAAGCTCTTGGCGAATTGAATGCACAGGGCAAAACAGCAAATGGTACCGCTGTTACGGTTGAGAATTTCGCCTCCACTTTGTCTGAAGCCTGGTTTACAAGTGACGTACTGCTGAAAACGTTAAATAAATACGGAGAATATGCTGATCAAGTTTATACTGTTGCTACCGAAAAGGGATTGACCTGTGCGCAGGCAATGGAGCAGGTAAATGGCGAAACCATGAACCTTGGTGAGCGAGCTTTTAAGGCAGCACAGGAAGCAAAGACGTTTACGGATGCGATTAATTCCGTGAAGGATGCAGTGAGCACCGGATGGGCCAATACGTTTGAAATTATTTTTGGTAATTATGAAGAAGCCAAGAATATGTGGACCGATTTAGCAAATGATCTTTATGATATTTTTGCTGGCGGAGCGGAAGACCGAAATAACTTTTTGGAAGAAGTTTTTGCCGCTAATACGGCATCGATTGATGAAACGGCCTGGAGTAAATTATTTCAAAATGGAATTGGCGGAGATGCGTTCCGTGAGGCTGTAACCCAAACCGCAAAAGCACACGGTGTTGCGATTGATGAAATGATTGCCCAGGAGGGAGACTTTCAGGCAACACTAAAAAAAGGATGGCTTACCGTTGATTTGGTCAAGGAGACGTTGGCTAAATATAATGGCGAGGTTGTTACAAGCACAGAAAGTGTAAATGATAAACTGGCCGAATTTAACGATTTGGCAACAAAGGTTATTAAAGGCAACTACGGAAACGGTGCTGCCCGAAAGAAGGCGCTGGAAGAAGCCGGATACGACTACGCCCAAATCCAGGGAATGGTAAATAAAGTTTTAGCTGGAACCAAGTTGACCGTTGAAGACTTGACTGAAGAGCAGTTAAAAGCCGTTGGCGTTACTGATGAGCAGTCGAAAGCTTTGCAGGAATTGGCAAAGCAGGCTGAAGAGACCGGAACGCCGCTAAACGAGTTGATAGCTGAACTTGACAGACCGAGCGGACGGGAACTGATGATCCAGAGTGCTGCTAATGCGTTGCAGATGGTAAAGCAGCAGATGGACATTGTAAAGGGAAGTTGGGATGATGTGTTCCCGCCGGTTACCGCCGACCAAGTTTATAAACTTATGCAGCGAATTGAGAAGCTGAGCGAAAAGCTGGTTTTAAGCGATGATAATGCTGATAAATTGAAGCAGACCCTAAAAGGGTTATCCAGTGTTTTGGGTATTGTAAAGGATGCGGTAACTAAATTAACAAAAAGCGGGCTTAAAGTCTTGAACGCTTTGATTGGCGATGTGAATCTGAATATGTTGGATTACACCAGCAATATTGGGAACCACATTGTTGGGCTGCGGGAGTGGCTGAATACCAATACTAAACTGAATGCGGTGATTGATAAGGGTACGGGCTTTTTGGTAAATGGTATTACCAAGGTGAAAAGCTTGGCGACAGAACACCAAGTTTTGCAAAAAAGCATTAATGCAGTACGAAATATTCTGAGACTTGCCGTTGAGACTGGAAAGAAATGGTTTAACAGTTTTAAAGAGCTGCCCACCGTTCAAAATGGATTTAAAAAGTTAAGTGAAATATTCCAGGAAGGGCTAAAAACTGGAAAAGAGCTGATCGACGAGTTTAGCCCGGCATTAGAAGAATTTTTTGAAAAATTGACAAGCACTGACGGAATTACTTTTGACGATATTATTCAGCTGTTTGAGAATTTAAAAATTAGCGGCGGACAGGCCCTTGATACTTTAAATCAGAAATGGGAACAATTTACTGGAAATTTAACCGGATTTAAAACAAATATTGATAACACGATCGGACTGGCAAAAAACAAATTTGAAGAAGCTAAAAAAGCGGCAGACGAGTTTTTAGGCGGACTTTTTAGCACCGCAAATACAAAAATTAGCAAATTTGGGCTTACTAAATTTATTGGAATTTTGGTAAGCGGTGGTGTGCTGAAAACATTGTACGACTTGAGCATTGTATTTGGTAAAGTAGGTAAGGCAACTGATAGCGTTAAAGATACTGCTATTGGTGTTTTGCGGGAATTTAAAAATGTGCTTGTAGCATACCAAAAGCAAATAATGGCAGGAAACCTGTTAAAGATCGCTGGCGCTATTGCAATTTTAGCAGGCAGTTTGATTGCGTTGACGTTTGTTGACCAAAATAAATTACTTACATCTGTTTCGGCTTTAAGCAGTTTGGCTCTTGGATTGACCGCACTTATTGCAACAATGGGAATTTTGGAAAAAACGGGAAGAATTGCAAATCCGAAAGGGTTCGGTTTAACCGTTGTTGCTTTGAGCGCATCCGTTTTAATGATTGTTAAAGCCTTAAAAGATTTAGAAGGTTTAGAAGGTGAAACCCTATTAAAACGAATATCTGTACTTGGTGCTATTTCTGGGGCTTTAGTAGCGTTTATGGCTGGACTAAATTCTATAAATAAATTTATTGGTGCAGGAAGTACCGGAACGGCGCTCCAGTTAATTGCAACTGCGTTGGCACTTAAAATTGTGCTAAGTAGCTTAAATGGTTTGGAAAAATATAATATCGACGATCTAACGAATAGTATAAAGAAAATAGCGCTTTTAATGGGTACGCTTGCCATTACAGCAAGTTTGGCTGGAAAAGGAAGTGTTGGCGGAGCTTTAAGCATTTTGGCTCTTTCTTTTGGATTAAAATATTTCATTAGTTTGTTTGAAGAGATTGCTGCTCTTGATTTAACAAGTATTAAAGAAAATCTTTCAAGTTTTGTTATTGTATTTGGAACTTTTGCGGGTTTAATGGCCGCTAGTGGAAAAGTTGGTCCGAATGCGAGTAAAGGTGGCGCTGCAATTTTGATGATGAGTGCCAGTCTATTGGTTATTTTGGAAGCATTCCGGCAGTTGAGCGAATTGAATCCAGAAGATGTTGTGATTGGAACGGCATTTGTTGCAGCAGTAAGCGGTTTGTTTGATGCCTTTATGTATTTTAGTAAATTCGCCGGGGATAATATGCTTAAAGCCGGCGGTGGTATTGCCGCGATGAGTGCCAGTTTACTTTTGGTAGCTGGATCAGTAGCAATATTGACTGCGCTCGATCAAAGCAAACTTGGAAACGCACTTGCTTGTTTGACAGTTATTACTGGACTATTAAGTGGCATGATGGCTGTGAGTCAGTTTGCAAAGGGAAGTGAGAAAGTAATCCTATCTATCGGCGTTGTTGTTGCCGGAATTGCGGCAGTAATGTTTGCGATGAGTTTGATGGATTCTGAAGAGCTGGATAATGCAACTAATGCTTTGAGTAAGCTAATGGTTTGCCTTGGTATTGTGATGGGCATGAGCCAGTTTGCGGGAAAATCAAAAGCTGGACTTGTGTTGATTACTGCTGCTGTTGCGGCGCTGGGATATTTACTCTATGTTATGCAAGACAAAATTAAAAATACCAGTCGATTATTACCGATTGCTGAGAGTTTAAGTTTGCTATTGCTTGCAATGAGTGGTGCAATGGTAATACTGAATAATATTCCATTTACTGGTGCTCTTAATGCCGCTGCAAATATGACCGCGTTTATGACCGTTATGGCTGGAGCGATGGAAGGTATTGGCTTTGTTCTGCAATATGTGGACGAAGATGGGGCCAATATGGACCGCTTTGTCAATTTTATGGACCATCTTGGTTCTGCTATTGGTGGTTTTATTGGTAATTTCAGTGCCGGACTGACGGATGGATTTGGCCGAATTGGTGAAAACCTGAGTGCTTTTGCCAAAAACTCTGCGAATTTTATTGATATGCTGGACAAAGTGGACAGCAGTAAAATCGATGGCGTTAAAAATTTGGTCGATTTAGTTACCACGTTGGGAGCGGCTCAGATCGGCAATGCATTGAGCGGGCTGAACAATCAAAATGGATATGAATGGTTTAAAGATGCTTTGAACCAGATTAGCCTTGGCTTCGATGCCCTTAGTACGAACATGAAGAGCGTGAGCATTACCGACGTAAATAAGGTAACGAAACTGACCGATGCTATGGACACTGTAGCAGAGTTTGCTACGAAGATACCAGCTACCGGAGGAATGCTGCAAGAATTTTTCGGCTCTAAAAACCTGGATAGCTTCGGGCAAGGGCTAGCGAGTTTTGGTGGATATTTTGCAACCTATGCAGAATCCGTAGCCGGAATTGATACGGAGGTTGTTACTGCGACAAGTGCGGCGGCAAAGACCATTACTGATTTTGCTGATGCTATAAATAGAAGTGGTGGCTTTTTGCAGTCACTCGTTGGTAATCAGAATCTTGATACTTTTGGTTCACAGTTGGCGATATTTGGCGAGAATTTTGCTCAATATGCTAGTTATATTGAAGGAATTACTGAAGACCGTTTGGCTGGGTCTAGTGCTGCGGCAAATACTATTATTGAACTTTCAAATGCAATTCCCAATTCTGGCGGATTGGTTAGTTTGTTTAGCGGTGATAACAACATCGGAACATTTGGCAAGAACTTGGCCGATTTTGGTGCAAATTTTAAAATATATTATAATAACATTTGTAACATGGACCCCAAAAAGTTGATGTTTGCAATAAACGGCATAAAAGGACTTGTTGACATTGTTGACCTGTTGGACGGCAAAAATGTAAGTCAGCTTTGGACCATGGGCCAAGCTATGCAAGATTTGTTCAGCGTTGATGACAGCATGTACAACAATCTGGAGTTGCTTTATTCCAACATGCAAAAGACCGGCGAAACGATGATTGACAGGCTGATGCTTGGGATTACAAATAAAGCGCCTAATGTTACATTGACTGCACAGCAGACGATTACCAACATTATTGGAGATATGGCAACACAAATTGGTACAGACCAGACGGTTGTGATTCAGGCTTTTGAAGGGATGTTGAATGCGGCCATTGAATATTTGAATAGCCGTAAAGAAGACTTTGGCAAATACATCAGCAGTGTTTGCGATGAGATGATTACTGCTATGAGTAATCGGTATGACGATTTTGCAAATGCTGGCAGCTATGTGATTGCTGGATTTGTTAAAGGTATGAAAGATGCCAAGATGGATGCTATTACGGCAGCAAGTAACATTGCTTTGGAAGCATACCGTGCGGCTTGTGATACCCTTGATGTACACAGCCCCAGTAAAAAATTTGCCTGGATTGGTATGCAAACCGATAAAGGACTGGCAGAAGGCATACTGAAGTATGGGCGAGTGGCAAAAGAAGCTGCTAAACGAACCGCGAGTGAAACTGTAAATGCTGCACAAAATAGTATTTATGGAATCCGAGGGATGTTTGACGGAATTGATCTGACACCGATTATCCGCCCAATTGTGGACTTGGATGCTGTAAAAAATGGTGTTGCACAGTTGAACGGCATGACGACCGGAATGAATACGGGTTTGCGGCTTGATACCGCTTATGCTTATGTAAGTTCTGCGGCTGCCAGTATGGACGCCAAGAAGGCTAATGAAAATCAAAATGGATTGGAAAAGGTAGCGAATGAGTTGAAGGCACTGCGCGATAACCCGCCGGTTACAATGAATAACAAGTTTGACATTACCAATCCGGACCCGGAAGCTGTTGCCAATAAGGCGGTAAGCAAGATTGTGCGGCAGATTGGACGAGATACCAGCAGAGGATAAATGAAAGGAGTGCTCCACAATGGGAGTGATTGTTTTTAACGGTGTGAGCAGCGCCGATTATGGGATTGTTGTGGAGCATTTCCCAGATACCAGTATGCCCCAAAGAGATTATGGCAAAACGCACGTTACCGGACGTAATGGAGATATTGTTACGTACGCTTATGATTCTTTCGGGAACGTTGAGCGAAATTATGACGTGGCTGTTGCCGATAAAAAATATAGATTTTGGGAACTCGCAGACCGGATTTCCGATTTCTGCCATGCAGGGACTGGATATTGCCGGCTGGAAGACAGCTATGATCCGGAGCATTACCGAATGGCAATGTTTAACGAGTCCGGGAATATCACGAATATTTTAGACCATGGTGCAAGGGCAACGTTGACATTTGACTGTAAGCCGGAACGATATCTGAAAATTGGCGAAAAGACGATTAGCTATGATGTAAGGGATAACGAAGCGATTGAATATCGTTTTTATAATCCGACGCCATACCCAGCAAAGCCAATTATCCGACTTTATTCAACCGGCGGCGGTAATGCGATTTTGAAATGGACGGCAAATAACCTCCAGAGCGATTTTGACATTACGTTGCGAGATATTGCCAACGATTGGATTGAGATTGACTGCGAAAAAGAAACAATGTACCAGTGGTTGTATGGCGAAAAACAGTGGCTGAACACGAGAACAACTGCTACAACATTTCCGTTTTTTGGAAAGGGTGAGAATAGTTTCCGATTTGAAAAAGATGGAACTGAGCAGTTGGGTATTAGCAAAATGGAAGTAATACCGAGGTGGTGGCGGCTATGATGCTTAAAATTTACCTGGACGGAGATACCGATAAGGAATTTGTAGCCAATAATGCAAACGGCGTATTGAGCGATGCCATTAATGTGCGAGTAACGAGAGAGTTGAATTATAAGGATAAGCGTGGTGGAACTTACGAGTTGACGTTTGATTACCCTTATAATGGAGAGCTATTTGATGAATTGAAATTCCGGTCGATTATTGTTGCGGAGCCATATTATGGCGGAACGCTGCAAAAATTCCGGATTGCAGAAAAATCAAAAGCCGAAGGGGAGCTTGTCTCGGTACGATGCACCCATATTGGTTACGACAAAGAATCCCTGGCGATTGAAGGGACCGGTGTAGAGCGGCTGCAAGGTTCAACTTACGGCTTGACACAGGCGCTGATTAACATTGCCGCCAGCACGTTACCAGGAACCAGGCGAAATGCTTTTAGCTATGAAGTAATGAGCGATTTAAGTAATTACCAGGATGGCAAAGAGTTTTTGCATACATTCACAAAATCCCTATACAATATCTTGTATGATACCGATACTGGATTGATGGATTTGTATGACGGACTCGAATTTGACTGGGACAATGAGAAATTGCTTGTTTACCGGCAAATGGGCAGTGATACGGATTTTGTATTTGATGACCGACGCAATGCTGTGGACGTAAAAGATACAGCAAAATTAAGTGATTATTTTACCGGTGGTTTTGCTTATTGGTATGGGTACAAATACCATCATAGCGGTAAATGGATCGGAACACCGCAGTTGGTTGCTGGGCAGCAATATACTGTGATTACCGGTGGCTGGGATGCACAGGATAGTGTTTTGGTGCAGCTTGATTTGGATAGTGGTGCGGAATGGGCAACGGGTGAACGAATCGCTACGATTGGTTATGGGTATCAGGTTTTGACATTTACACCAACCAAAAATCTGAACGTTGCAATCAGCACGAATACAGATCAGGTGAACACCGACAGCGTAAAACTATATAAAGGCAACGGAACGACTGGCGAAGAGATACCATTGACCGGTGATTGGAAAGATGGGTATTGGCTTGGAACCAGCGACACAGTTGGTACGCGGATAGACAGCTCTACCAGCGGGTATGACAAAAAAGTATATGTGGACCATATGGATGAAGCGGTTATCAATACAAAATATGATTACTCGAAACCGATGATTATTGATGCTTCTGATGCTTTTGATTCTAAGCCTGACGGAGATAAACTTTATGCTTATGCACGAAAAGTAATGACACCACTGCAAAAAGATGCGGTAGAAAACACGATCAATTTTACTGTTGTGTTAGACCCAGATAGTGAAGAAGCAAAAACATTGCGTCTTGGGGATCGGGTAAGAGCGAAGAGTATTTATACCGGTACTGACCAGAAGGTGCGAGTAACAAAAACTGTATATAATCCGATTGGACGGTATTATACCGAAATTGGCGTTGGTGAGCCGGAAAAGACAATTACAGAAGCAATCATTGGTGTTGGAAAGTGGGGTGGTTAAATGGTTGTTACGAAAACGTTTAATGTTGATCTTGTACGGCTGGAAGTTCCACCTACCTGGGCTTGCATGCAGGGAGATGCTAATTCGCGGGCGATTTGTTACCGATTATACGCTGACGGATTGAGTTATGAAATTCCGTCAGGTGTTAGCTTACGGATTGCTTATGAAAAAGCAGACAAAACAAGTGGCGTTTATTCGCAGTTGCCAGATGGCAGTTCAGCTTATGAAATTAGTGGCAATACCGTTACGATCCGGTTAATCGAAGACATTAGCGCTAAAAGTGGAATGGCACTGGTCCAGCCGATTTTGTATGATTCCGACGGAAATACTCTTGGAATTTGGTGCACAGAAATTATAGTGCGTCGAGGGGTAAGTAAAGAATCGAGCTCAACAGGAGTAAATTATTCCAGCTACGAAAATGATATTGGAACTCTGCAAGCAAAAGTAAAACGGTTGGAAAGTTTGGTTGATGGTGGAAGTACACCAGAAACGTATGGTATTACGCAATCATGCACAAATTGTACCAGTTCATCAAACATTTCAGCAGTGAATAAAAATGATTCGTTCACTGCAACATATACGCCAAATTCCGGATATTCTTCTGTTAGTTTTATTGTTAAGATGGGCGGAACGGACATTACAACAAGCTCTGTGAGTGGTAATAAGGTGACAATCAGCAAAGTAACAGGAAATGTTGCGATTACCGCAAATGGTGTGCGAGAGACTACTTACACCGTAAGTTTTAGCGGGGTAAGTGGAATTCCCAGCCAGACCGTTGCTGCCGGAGGGTACGCAAGTGAACCGGCCACCCCAACCAAAGACGGATATATATTTGATGGATGGTATAACGGAAATTCAAAATGGAATTTTAAGACTGATAAGGTAACAAGCAATATTACTTTGACTGCGAAATTTAATGAATTGAAAAAATATACCATCACGACAAATTATAGTGAAAGCAGTATTCCAAGTAAGACTACTACTGTAAATTCGGGTGAATCGTACTCAGCCACTATTCAAATCTCATACGCAAATTATGGATTTGAATCGGCAACTGTAAAGATGGGAGGAAGGGACATTACATCGACGGCGTTGAGCGGAAAGAAAGTTACGATTAACAAAGTTACGGATAATGTTGTAATTACCGTAAATGTATACCAAACTTTCCAGATTGTTGCAACAACTCGTGGGGTAACCCTATCCAATACGACAAGTGTTATTAAAAGGGGATCTAGCTACGAATGCACGGTAACTCCCACTAGCGGATATAATGCCGTTACAATTACAGTACACGAAGGAAGTTCTACCGGAACTGATGTTACAAACAAATACGTGAGCGGAAATAAGATCAATATCCCTAGTGTTACATTTAATGTTTATATTACCGCAAATGGTTATACGTTAAGCAATTATGATGTAGTAAATAACTTGACAAATTGTACGACCTCGAATAACGCAACGAGCGTGGAAGCTGATGCTCATTATACCGCAACAGTTACTCGGAGCGGGGATTATAAATTAAAGGCATTAACGGTAAAAATGGGCGGAACCGATATTACCCATGATGTTGTAACGTATTCTACTGGATCTTATGGCGTTCGGACTTATATTTCTGCGACAATCGATATTCCAAAAATTACAGGGAAGGTTGAAATTACCGGTACTGGCGCTATGTGGCACTGGATGAAATTAACATACAGTAGTTGTTCAACGAAACAGACAACAGGGTGTGTTGACGACAGCGTGCATGCTAACTACGCTTGGGATGGCGATACATTCGTTCAAGCGTATGAACCAGACAAAGGATATACCTCAGTTAGCATTACCGTTAAACGAGGAGGTTCAAGTGGAACAGATGTTACAAGCAATGTGGTTGGAAAGACTACAATTGATGGTGTAAGCTATGATTCTGTTACAATTAGTAACGTAAAAGATGAATATTACATCAGGGCAAGCGGAACTAGGTAAGGGAGAGTGACACATTATGAACCCGCAGATGAACCGATACCAGAATCCATTCAGTGGTCAGATAAATGTTCCGGTGATTCCTGGAAAAATGGTGATGAACGAAAACGCCATTACACCACAAGATATCCCGATGGATGGAAATGTGAGTTTGTTCCCACAGGCTGACTGGAAATGTGTTTGGGCAAAATGGTGGAATTCCAATGGTATGATTTGCACCTGTAAATTTGTACCGGAAGAAACCAATGCAATTACGGAAAAAGCTGAAGAAAACCTGACAATTCAGGATTTGAAAAAACAGCTCGATAAGATTGAGCGAATGATTGAAAAACCTTATCGAAAACCGTACAAAAATAATTACCAGAAAAAGGAACTGCCGAAAGAAGAACCGGCAGAACCCAATAAATAAAATCAAAATCGAATAAAGGAGGAACTTTAGTATGTTTGATGCAAAACAGTTTGCTATGAATTTTATGAGTCAGAATCAAAATCTTCCGAATAACCCGATGATCCAGCAGTGCACCACTCTGATTCAGACAGCTGATGCGGAACGTGGGGAAGAAATGGCAAACAATATCCTGAAAAGTTACGGAATTAGTAAAGAAGAGGGAATGCGGATGGCGAAACAGTTTTTCCATATTTCCGGGTAAGATTTTAAAAGGATGTTAAAAGAGACCTGTAACCACCGGTATGATGTGACGCCGGATAGGACAGGTCTTATTTTTTTGCAACAAATGGCTGAATGGATGGAGAAATCCCTTTGCGCGCGGGGATGACTTTGGAAGTTTTGCTGTTTGAAATTTATTTTTTTACACATCAATTTTTGATGAAGGAGGAACGTTTTATGTTTAATGGTGGTATGACTATGGGTCCGAGTCTGGCTGATATTGCGGCAATTACCAATCGCCAGAATGATGACGGCAATGGCTTTAATAACGGTTGGTGGATTCTGATTCTGCTGATGGCGATGTATGGCGGTTTTGGTGGCTATGGTTACGGCGGTTATGGAAATAACGGTCGTGAAGCAACCGCTACTCAGGCAGACATTCAGCGTGGATTTGACACCCAGGCAGTAATTTCTAAGCTGGACGGTATTTCGAACGGTCTGTGTGACGGTTTTTATGCTGTGAACAACGGTATGCAGACCGGTTTTAATGGTATCCAGATGAACATGATGCAGGGCAACTTTGGTTTGCAGCAGGCGATCAATGCGAATAATATTGCAGCTATGCAGAATGCAAATGCCTTGCAGACCCAGCTTGCAGATTGCTGCTGCCAGAATAAGCAGGGGCAGGCACAAATCATGTATAACATGGCAACTGACACCTGCGCGATTACGACTGCGATCAACAACCAGACACAGGCAATTATGCAGAATGATAACAACAATTATCGAGCATTGCATGACGAAATGGTTGCAAACCGGATGGCGGATAAGGATGAGATTATTGCCCAGCTGCGTACACAGTTGAATCAGTGCACCCTTGCGACAAGTCAGCAGGCACAGAATCAGTATCTGATTTCTCAGCTACGTCCCTCCGCTGTTCCGGCTTATCTCGTTGACAATCCCTTCCGAAGCACCGGTAATCTGCCTTGCCAGCAGCCTACTTGCTGCAATGGTTGAGCGCTGTAAATCAAAATGGAACGTGGGAGAGTGCTGAAAGGTGTTCTCCCACCTATTTTTGATAATTCCTTGAAGGGAGGAAAACGATATGATGCGATTAACCAACACCGCTGAACAGACGGTTACGACTGGTAATTCGGTTTTGTTTAATAATGTAAGCAAAACTGGATGCAGCGAATGCCACCGGTCGGGAACCGGGTCTGTAAAAATGTGTCGGCGTTCGAATTACGACATTTATTTTAAAGCGAATGTGACCGGAGCAACTGCTGGAACTGCTGTGACCTTGGCCTTGGCCCTGAACGGTGAAGTAGTACCAAATACGGCAATGACATATACGCCTGCTACCGCGAATGCGGTTGGCGAGGTAAGTATCAGTTATCCGATGTATAACGGATGCTGCGATTATGACCGGGTAAGTGTTGTGAATACTGGTACTGAAGATGTTATCATCAGTGCAAATCCGCTATTTGTTGTGCGGAGAACTTGTTGAAAGGAGGAGCAGAAATGAGTGAAAAAGAATATGGCTGCGAGGATACTTGCAGAATGCGGGAAAATCTGATCACCGAATTGGCTCCTCACATTTCATCTGGTTTGCCAAGTTCGGATGTAGACGAAGCAGGTAAGGTTGTTGACATGATCAAGGACCTTGCTCAGCATGATTATTATATCGCAAAGGCTTGTTATTATGAAACTGTAGTGAAAGCCATGAAAGAACGCAATGATCGCTACGGATACGTATCTGAGCCCAGCATGTACGATTGGAATACCGATAATAACATGCCGGCTTGGTGGAATGATATGAAATCTGGTGAATTTGACCCACGAAAATACCGTATGGGTTATACGCCAAATATAAATCGATTTGATGATGAGCGGTATGGGGATATTGACCGTTACGGCAAACCTTACCGGGAGTGGAAAGAATCGAAACGACACTATCATGATTCCAACAGTGCTACTGATAAGGAAGACATGACAAAACACGCGCGTGAACACATTGCAAACAGTGTTGCTACCATGCGAGAAATTTGGGGGAATGCTGAGCCGGAACTGCGTAAGCAGATGAAAGCCGACCTGCAAGCCCTAATTGGAGAAATGACTACCTAATACAGGGTGGTCTAAACGGTTTATGAAGACGTTTACCATGAATGGATATTTATGGCGAATAATAATCGTAAACCCAGGCAGCACCCAACTTGTGGATAGAACCGGAAAACTTACCCTGGCGACAACAGACCCAACTGATTTGGTGATTTATATTTCTGGCCGCTTAAAAGGGGAGAAGTTTATGACTGTTCTTATCCACGAGTTGGGCCATGCTGCTTTATATTCTTATGGGCTGTTGGGTGATATTCACCGAATGGTGCGGCCTGAATATTGGATCGAAGCCGAGGAATGGGTTTGTAATTTAATCGCTGATTATGGATGGGTGATATTTAGAACCGCTTATTCCATAATGGGCGCGAATGCCTGGATGTCCATACCTTACGAGCTGGATCGAATAGCGTAAGGGGAGGTAAAAAGTATGGAATCGTGGGTACAGATGGTGGCAACCATTGTTTGCAGTGTATTGGCATCAAGTGGCTTTTGGACTTATTTACAGTCACGCCGCGACAAAAACGATGCAAAAACAAAGCTGCTGATGGGATTGGCGCATGACAGGATTGTAAGCTTGGCAGATGAATTTATAAAACGCGGCTATATTACGCGAGATGAATACGAGAATCTGCATGATTATCTTTATCTACCATATGCGGCAAACAAAGGAAATGGTACAGCTAAGAAAGCAATGAAACAGGTTGAACAATTGCCTATGCACGACTATCCGCATGCTTGAAAGGAGTGATGAAAAATGATGAATAACAAAACCTATGATGTTCTGAAGTGGATTGCTCAGTATCTGCTGCCGGCTTTGGCTACCCTGTATTTTGCGATTGCACAGGTATGGGGACTGCCTTACGGCGAACAGATTGTTGGCACGATTACTGCGATCGATACATTCCTTGGGGTGATTCTGGGGATTAGTACCGTGCAGTATAACAAAGCTCTGAACAGCGAAAAGAAGTAAACTTAGGTCCATGTAATATTGCGTTGGGTGATATTCCCTTATAAATTGAGGAACCCACAGATAACGCTTGACGCAATTATTACATGGACTTTTATTTTTTCTATTCTAGAATAGAAACATGTTGTAAAATTTGCGAATTGTGGTATAATAAACCTATCAATAATTGAGCACTAAACCTACGAATACGTTATAAAAAGTTTGAGATTTAGACCGGTAATAGTACGATCTGCGTTATGAGAATTTAACCTGATATGTGCGGCTTGTGGGACCGCGGCGATGTGGATACCCTGAACAGCTACTTTGGCTATACCATCCACAACCTGAGAGGAAAACCCACGAACAGCGAGTTCATCGCAATGATCAGCGATAAGATTTTAATGGGGCATAAACATCGTACTAACGATATAAATAGAAATGTTTATAGGTTTATTTGATGTGAATTAGCCTGGTTTTGCGAAAACGAACCTATGAACAATCCGAGTCTAAGCCTACAAACCTTTTATATTTATTGGGTTCTGGTGCTCAGTAAATATAGGAGGTTTTTTATTATGTATTCACGTGATGTCGAGACTTATATGAGTTATTGTGACCGTAAAGGACTAGCGCAAAGGACTTTGCATAGTTACGATCAAACCCTACGAATGTTTGGAATGTATTTGGAAACAATCGGAATAAAGAATACGGAAGACATTCGACATGTGGATATAAGTAATTATCTGGACAGTCTTGTGCGAAGAGGAAAATACACGATTTGCACGGTCAAGAATCAAACGCAACCCAATTATCCAGAGAATAGAAAAGATTTAGGCAAACCGATTTCTGCTTGTTGTATTAACAATTATTTACGAAATCTGAACGCATTCTTTAATTGGTGTATAGAAGAAGAATTTTTGCGAAAAAACCCAATCAAGCGAAGCGACTTTATTAAGACAAAAAGAAAAGAAGTTGAGTTTATCGACGACGAAGACTTTAAAATGCTACTGGACTGCCTACAGCGGGACAAGTTCTTTGAATACCGAGATTGGGTTATCATTCAACTTTTAATTGATACAGGTATGCGGTGCGGGGAATGCTTGCTAATCAAAATGGAAGACATTGACTTTAGAAAAAATGCGATTTTGCTTCCAGCCGAAAATACAAAAGGCAAGAAAGATCGATACGTATTCTTTTCGGCACAAATGGAAAAGACAATTAAGAGATGGATTACCTATAAGGACCGATACCGCGAAAGTGATTATCTGTTTTGCACGAATCAAGGAAAGGCTTTGCAAGTTAATAATTTAGAAGCTAATATAAGAAAATACGCAGCACGGGTTGGACTCAAAAACGTTCATCCGCATATGTTCAGGAATAATTTTGCAAAACGATTCTTGAAAAGCGGCGGTGATATTTATACCCTCAGCCGGATTTTAGGCCACAGTAGTGTTGTGATTACCGAAAAAGCCTATTTGGATATTAATGAAGATGATTTGATGGAAATGTACGCTTCCCATAGTCCTTTGGAAAATATGAAGTATAAACCCAGAAATCACTAAAAATCGCAGAAGGTTTATTCTAGAATAGAGTTACTATCTTAAATTAGATTTTGGAGGTAACTACTATGGGCACAAGCATTCGATCAAATTTGAGCAGGAAGAATCGATATTGGATTTCGAGGCACCGGTATTATGAGTTAAAGCATTTTTGTTTGCAATACTCTGAGTGGCTGACAGAATACCGGTCAATTGACGGATACCAGAAAAGTTCACGCATGAATTTGACAGGGGTAAAGAGCACGGCGATTAGCGATGCGACCGAACGATTGACCGAAGCGAAGATGTATTACTTTGAGAGGATGAGTCTGGTTAAATCTCTTTGCAAAGAAGCCGATCCCGAACTATCGGATTATATCTTTAAAGCGGTTACGGAGGAAGTGTCTTATTCTACGCTGCGGACCAAATATGATATTCCTTGTTCTAAAGACTATTACTACGAGAGTTACCGGAAGTTTTTCTGGCTTTTGAGTAATGCGCGAAAATAACATTGGATATAATGGAGGTGATGTTAAATGAAACGAAAGATTTATATTCTTGACGAAGATAAAATTAATGCCACTAGAATTAAACTTCAATATGATGTGAGATATGCTATTGAAACTTACGAGATAGCAATATGGATAGGACATCATAGAAGCATTGCTTTGGCAATGAAAATTATTGACGCAAGAAGAAATCTTCAAAAATTTAATGATATCTTTGGTATTGAGGGTTGAAACATACCCTCTTCGTTTTCTCGCGAAATAATCATCCACTTAAATGAAAGCTATAAGCTGAATTTGAAAGGAGATTAAATTATGTTAAATACTTTTGAAAGAAAAATTGAGGTATTTATGATTAAGTATGCAATTTACAGTTCTCTGATTACACAAAAGCTGATTATGTTTGCATTTAACCAGCATTTGGTAAAAGACAAAGTTGCTGCTTGGTTACTAAACGTTGAAACCAAAAGATTTGACGGATTGACGACTTATCTGAAAAAGCTTGTATGAAATAAGAAGGCTCTGTGGAAACATGGAGTCTTTTCTTTTTACGCGAAAATAACATCTTCTTAAATGAAAGCTATATGCTTACGAAAGGAGATTTTATATGTTACTGAAAATTAGAAATTTCGTATGTTTTCCGATTGGATTTATTGGAGCTATGATGTGGAACTCAGCTTTTAAGAAAGGAACGCAAGATAATTATGACAATCTAACATTCCTTGAGAAAATGGGATATAACATGATGGCTTGGTATGTAATTAAAGGAAAATTTAATAAAAAATAGAAGAAACAAACATTAATAAGTTCGTAAATACGTAGTAAGATAAAGGCTCTATGGAAACATAGGGTCTTTCTTTTTATTTTCATGACGCAGGTGACGGAAAGGAGATGTATATTGATATCTGAAAAATTCCCCGGATGGATTTTCTGAAAAACACAAATAAAAGGAGAATGCTAATGTACGGTGCAATTTGTATTGGTTTGGTACTATTTTTTCTAATCGGGTTTGTTGGCGGCTGGTACTATGGCAAAGTGAAAACAAAAATTGCGGGCTATCTCAGAATTGACGTACGGGATGGCGATACGACCGTCTGGCTCGAATCATTAGGCCCTATGGATAATTTGCAGGATGGCGAAAACGTTTTTCTTACAGTTAAAGTACAAAATTATGGTGACGCGAAATAATCAAGCCCTTAAATGAATACTATTAAGGAGGTATTTCTCATGGATACTTTGGAAACGAAACTTAACGACCTGATTATGAGTGAGATTAATCGAACAAATGATCTGGACGGGAATGCTCGTACGGAAGCTGTAGATAATGTCTGCAAACTGTACCGCGTGCGAATTGAAGACACAAAGGCCCAAAGCGATGCTGCTTGTGCGAAAGCTGAGAAAGAAAATCAAGCTTACGCTAACGCAGAGGAAGCTGAGGCCCGAGTGAAAGATCGTCGTTTGCGCATTGGTATGTATGCTGTGGATACTGCGGTTGTCCTTGCTACATTCTTTACGGGTTTGAATTTCGAAAAGACGAATTGTATCACGTCGAGTTTCGTGAAAAATGTCATTAGGAAAATCGGATTTAAAAAGTAATTAAAAGCTTGAGACTTTATGGAAACATAGAGTCTTGAGCTTTTCCTTTTGACGGTGTATACTAAATGATAAGGAGTTCCCTAAGGTGAAAGGAGTACGAAAATGAAAAAACTAGCATGGATTAGTGCATCTCTGGCTATTTGCATTGCGTTGTCTGGATGTTCTATGGTAAAAGAAGAGAAAAAAGATACCACCAGTAACACTGCATCTAGCTCGATTTCTGAAGAAGCGGATAGTTCGTCTGAAGAGGAAGAAGTGGTTGACTTCAGCACGATTGAGTATCCAGATTATTATGAAGACTTTGAGTGGCCAGAATTTGGCATTGGTGGAACATTGCCTACTCCAAAAAGCACATGGGGAAGTTTGGGCTATGAATCTGAGGATGAATTCTATTGCACTATAGGAAAGGTTACTAAATCTGATTTTAAAGCATACATCAAAGCGTGCCGAGACGCAGGGTATCAAAATGATTATGAAAAAACGGATACCTATTATAGAGCATATGATGATGTGGAAACAGAATTAACTTTGTATTATTTTGCATCAAATTATGAAATCTCGATTCAAGTGGATTCTATCGATTCTGATTCCAACTCTAAAAATTGGGATAAGGACGAGGATGCCACTTCTACCGAATCAACAGATACGGCGGTTTCGGATACCAACGATGAGGAGCTTGTTGATGGTATGCGGCCTGAATTTAAAGAGGCTGTAGATTCTTACATGGAGTTTATGGATGCATATGTAGAATTCATAGAGAAATATCAGGCCGACGATTCTCCTGATGCGGAAATGCTGAAAAGTTACACGGATTACATTTCCAAACTATCCGAAGTAAGCGATAAGTTTGATGCACTTGATGATGGAAACATGAACGATGCGGAATCGACATATTATATCAATGCACAACTAGACATTAACAAGAAGCTACTGGAATTGAGCACAAACAATTAAACACTTCACGCTATGCCCTCTGAGCAAAATGTTCAGGGGGATTTTTTATTTACTATGAGATATTATTACGAGAAACCAGACTTTTGGAAAGCAATGTTTGCAAAGACCTATGCCTGTAATCATCCATTATACTCAAAATGTACTCTTTATAAAATAAAAGATTACGGTTTAGCGGTGATTCAGCAGCGGTTTAACCCTGAAACGAAGACCACTTATTGGACTGAAATTGATCCATGGCTTATTGATGAGATCTACATTCAGCCCGGATTCAAAAAGTATTTCAATCAAATGAGTGGAATAGAACAAAGCGGCTTATACCCAACGGTAAATGTTCGGCAGCTTATGTGGGCACTTAGAATGAAACCAATGAGAAAGGAACGATGGGAAACGGTATTTGACCGAAAAGATATCTGACAACAAAACACGCGAAAAATTCAGCTCCTATAATGAAGAATAAAACTACACGGTTTTAATATATAGGAGGACTACTTATGTCTATTATGATTATTGTAACGTGTGCGGTGCTTCTAATGGGGATTGGCCCCTGCTAAAAATATAGAGCTTATGGAAACATAGGCTCTTGCTTTTTACACGCGAAATAATCATTGCCTATGATGAAAACTAATTATAGGAGGTTATACTTATGGAATTTTTACTGATTATGGTGATTTTTGCATTGGGTTTGATCGCTCTGTTTGGTGCATTTATTTGTGGTGCCAAATGGGTGTTAAACGCGATTCGAAATTTCCTGCGGTGGATTTTCTAAGAAACCAGTTAGAAAAAGATTAGACTTTGCTGTTCGCAGAGTCTTTTCTTTTTGGCGCGAAATAATCAGCTCCTATAGTGAAGAATGAAATTTAGGAGGTTATTTATTATGAGTTATAAACGTATTGAAGCTAGTCGTGAAGCACGTCTTTGGCTTGGGCAAATTGTAATCCCTGTGGTATCCACAGCAATTGCAGCTCTGTCCATTCCAGAGGTTCGGCAAATGGTAGCTACAAAAGCGAATCAAATCAAATATTCTATCGAAAATAAAATGAAGAAGTGACCTTCGAAGATTGAGTCTGCAATAACGTAGGCTCTTTCTTTTATATTTTCTAATTCAGGTGCTTGCATAGCTCTTATTTTTTTTACGCGAAATAATCAAGCTATATAATGGAAACCTTAACAATTTGAAAGGAGATTATGTTATGGCTACTGAAGTAATCAAGAAAATTGAAGAAGATTGCGAGGAGAAAGATGAAATGAAAAAGAAGTCTTTTGGTAAAACTGGTTTTATCGTGATTGGAGCATTGCTTGCTGGTGTTTGTGCCGGCGCACTGCTGAATCGACATAAAGCGGTTGACGAGGACGAAGAAACCATCATTTATGACCCGAACAACTGTGCAAGTCTTGAAGAAGTAGAAGACGAATCTAAAGAAAGCTAAGGTTTATTTTAAGACTCTATGGAAACATAGGGTCTTACTTTTTATAAAAAGGAGAATATTATCATGAAATTCAATATGGCTTCTATCAAAGCTGCTAGTAAAATTGCCGAAAAAGCTATCGTAAAAAATGCCCCTATGATTTTGACAATTTGTGGGGCAGCAGGTGCAATCGGCAGTGTTGTTATGTGTGGAAAAGCTACGATTAAAGCTTGCGAGATTGTGAGAGAAAAAGAACCTGAGACAAAACTCGATGTTGTAAAAGAAACGTGGAAGCTCTATATTCCAACGGTTACAATGACCGCAGCATCTGTTGCCTGCATTGTAGCATCGAACCGAATTAGCGCAAAACGCCTGGCTGGAATTGCAAGTGCATATGCTTTGAGCGAGAGTGCATTTAAGCGTTATCGAGAAGCAACTGAAACCATTCTTGGTGATGATGAACAGAAGGTCGTTGACCAGAGTGCAATGAAAGTAGCGAAGGAAAATCCTGTACGCCAAAACGATGTAATCATGGCCGGAGACGGTGATATTTTGTGCTATGACTGTTTGAGCGGGCAAAAATTCAAATCAGACCGCGAAACAATTCGCCGGATTCAGAATGACATCAATCAGTGTATTGTTTCCGGCGATGGATTTGCAAGCCAGAACGAATTTTACTCTCAGCTTGGACTGAACATGGTAAAAATGGGGGATTCGATTGGTTGGACCGTTGACCATCTGCTTGATTTGAGTTTTTCTGGTCAGCTGGATGATAATGGGCGGCCAATTCTTGTGATGGACTATAAGGTGACACCGAGACCGAAAATGGAGTGGGATTATTAAGTATGACATCAAAAGAATATTATGCCAAATATATGAGTGCTGTGATAGATGCTTGCCGATACACCGATAAACCGGAAGCGCTGAACGAAATTGGACAAAATTTGGCAGAGGATTTGGACCGTGAAGCAATTCATATCGCAAAAGAAATGAACCACGGTATGAGCACGAATTTTATTAAGATTCTCGCAAATCAGAATATGAAATGGAATTCAATTTGTAGATATTTTAAGAAAAAGCACGGATTTGAGCCTTTTAACGAAGATTGGTTTGCATCAGAATATTGTGTGAAAAAATATAAAAATCTTAACGCGAAATAAACACGTCCTTAAGTGAAAGGAGTGACTTTAATGAAACTTGGTACATTGAAAATTCTTGGCGGAGTCCTAACTATCGGCGGTTTGTTGCTGGAAGCAGCGCAGACATTTATCGATGAAAAGGAGGAGGAAGAACGAGTAAACGATTTGGTTGAAAAGAAGTTTAACGAACTCAATAAACAGAGCGAGGGCTGAACAAGCCCTTTCTCTTTTTTCTTTTTAAAGGAGAACGATATGAATTGCAAAACAATGCTCAAAAATCTTTCTAAAAAAGTGGAGAAAAATATGCCGACAATCCTGACGGTTGCTGGTATTTGCGGATTCTGGACAAGTGGATATCTAGTTTATAAAGCAACGCCCAAATACGAATTGGTCCGAAAATCTTTATATGAAACAGGAAAACCGGAAAAGATTGAAATTGTAAAGTCCGGTTTAAAGGTTTATGCACCGGCGTTTATTACAGCAGCACTTTCCACTATTTGCCTGATTGGTGCGAATAGCATGAGCATTCATCGACATGCTGCATTGGTTGCTGCTTACGCACTGTCTGAAGCTAATTTGAAGGATTTTAAAGAAACAGCTGAAGAACTCACAACGCCAAAGCAATTTGAAAAAATTAAGGATACGGTAGCAGCTAAGAAAATTGAGAATAATCCTCCTTCAAAACAAGAGATTATCTCAACGACCGGTGGCAACACGCTGTGCTATGAAGTTGTGAGCGGGAGATATTTTCGGTCTTCTGTCAACACAATTAAAAAAGCCGAAAACGAAGTGAATTCCATCCTTAATACGGAAGGTCAAGCCAGCTTTAACACTTTCTGTACAGAATTGGGGCTGGAAGAGCTACCTATTGGCGAAGACCTTGGGTGGTCCTTTAATTTTGGCGGGTTGATGAAGGTTGATATTTCTACCGGAATTGCAAAAGACCTTAATGACGAACCGTGTCTTGTAGTCAGTTACGCAAACGGTCCTGACTACAACTATGACAATTTTTAACAATACGCGAAATATTCAGCCCATTTAATGGAGTAAAAATCCAAAATTATTTTTATAAAAGGAGATTATTACTATGGATGAAAACAAGGTTATGAACGAGGAAATCGTTGAAGAGACTGCTCCGGTTACGGAAGAAAAGAATGATGATAAATCTGGTCTCGTTGTGCTTGGTTTGGCGATTGTCGGTGGTATTACAATTGGACGATTTGCTTTTAATAAGGGCAAGGAGGCTTTGAGGAAACTGAAACAAAAAGACGGACATCACTCTGGACGATTCCCTTGGAAAGAGACTGAAATTGTTGAAGAATCTGAGGAGGAAGAACCTGAAGAATAATTGGAATACTCAAAAGGAAATTCTATGGAAACATAGGGTTTCCTTTTTTTCTTTTTTGTCCGGTGATATTTTTATTGCTTAAGAATTGTGAGGGACTAATTATGAAACTAATCAATTTTTGCATCGTTTATCTTGCGGCCCAAATTGGTAATAAACTTGAATGGGTTAAATCGGAAATTAAGCTCTGCATTCTTAAATTGAAAGAAAAAAGAAACAAAATTTCAAGAGATGAATGCATAAAACGTGAAAATGCTTTGGTAGACGACTATGCAAAATGGCAAACCGAAAGCATGGAACGAATAGAGAATGCCATTATGAATTTATTTTCACGATAAATACAAAGGAGAATGATTATGAAATCTTTTGGAGCTTTTACTGCCGGTGTAGCCGTTGGAATCATTGTCGGTGGAATTGGGCTTGTAAAAATTGTAATGAAAAGCGATGCCGTTAAAGACGCAATCAATTATGAGATTAAGCAACGTACGAAAAAAGTTATTTTTGAATATATCTCTGAAAGTTTGAATGACGATACCACTAGAAAGCGTCCATATTATGGATCTTATTATGAGCGTTCTTTTCAGGAACCAAGCGCAAGGCGATAATTCCTTTAATTAAAATCGAATAGAGGATGTTTATGAACGAATATTTATATGAAGGGCCGGTGCTGCAATTTGATGAAGTAATTGACCGCCATTATAAAACAACAACCTGGGCAATTAGTGAGAAAAAGGCGCGAAGTAATCTAACTTATCGATGGAAAAAGAAAATGGGACTTCCGCCAAACACAGTTATCCGATTGCCTGGAACCATTAAGAAACTTTGAGGTACTATATGGATTATAACAATCTTCCCGGCAATAGTCATAAAGAGAAAACCGGAACCACAAAGCAAAAACCACGAATGGAGAAAGTCATTACTGGTAGTGCAACAGCCAGAAAGAAAACTCTTGGTCAGCAGATTAAATCTTTGTTTGCGTTGGAAAATAAAAAAGATATTGAAGAGTACATTTTCACCAATATTTTTATTCCGGCAGCAAAGAAAATGCTGGATGAAAGCTTCTCCGGTGTGATTGGTTTTCTTGGTGATGCTGGTAGGGCTTTAATCTGGGGTCCTAACGCAAAACCAAGACGGAGTAGTAACGCGAGAGTATCTTATACCTCGTATTCTTCCTATTACGACAGAAATGATAACTCTAGTACCAAAACCCCGCCTGTAGCACGAATTCGTCGCGGATACCAGATTGATGACATCGTACTGCCAACAAAAATGGATGCAGATAATGTTTTGGAAAGCATGGAAGTCAGTATTGAAGAATTTGGCTGGGTTACGGTACTTGATTTGTATGATATGTGCGGTCGAGAAGATCTGATTCGAGAAACGGATAACGATTTTGGCTGGACTGATATTTCCGGCGCTAGAGCTGTTCGCGATCGTGATGGATGGATTCTCGATTTGCCGAGATGTAAGGCATTGAAGTGAGGGTGATATTTTGGAACATGTGAATCATCCTGACCATTATCAGCTTAATGGGATGGAAGCAATCGACATTATTGCTGCGGTGTCGAAGGAATACAGTGGAGTAGCGGCATTTGATATAGGGAATGCACTGAAGTATATTGTCAGGGCAAAACACAAAAATGGCGAGGAAGACATCAAGAAAGCCATTTGGTATTTGAATCATCTGCTGAGTTTAAACGATAAAAAAGACATCTTTGTAAAGGAGTATGACACAAATGAAAATCGCTAATATTTTTGAAAATGTAATGCGCACCGCTAAAGTTACCGGCCTGAAAGTTAAAAAAGCGTCCCCTGAAATTATGGTGATTGCCGGTATTGGCTGTGGCATTGGTGCTGCTGTTATGGCATGCAAAGCAACTCTGAAAGTTGAAGAAATCATTACCGATGCAAACGATAAAATGGACATGATTAAGTCCACTGCTCTTGATCCGACTTACGCTGACCGTTACAGCGAAGAGGATGCTCAGAAGGATAAAGCAATTCTGATTGGTCAGACTGCCGTAAAACTCGGTAAGCTTTATGGCCCGAGTATTGCAGTTGGTGCTGCTTCTATTGCGCTGATTTGCGTTGGTCACAATATCCTGCGTAAGCGCCACATTGCTCTTGTTGGTGCTTATTGCGCAGTAAGTGATGAGTTTAAGAACTATCGTGCCAATGTCGTGAAAGAACTCGGCGAGGCTGCCGATAAGAAATTTAAATATGGTCTAAAGCTTGAAGAAATTGAGGAAAAGACTACAAACGACAAAGGTGAGGAGGTAACGGAAAAGAAATTGGTGGAAACCTTTGACAATAATTGGTCTCCGTATGCCAAATTCTTTGACGAGTACAACCCCAACTGGGAAAAATCTGCCGATTACAACTTGTTGTTCCTGACCAATCAGCAGAATTACTGCAATAATAAATTGAAAGCTCAGGGTTATTTGTTCCTGAATGATGTTTATGATTGCCTGGGTATTGACCGCACTCGTGAAGGTCAGATTGTAGGCTGGATTTATGACCCGAAGAAGCCGAAGTGTGATGGCTTTATTGATTTCGGTATTTATAACGGTTATCGCAAGGCAAATCGTGACTTTGTGAATGGTGCCGAACGTTCTATTCTGCTTGACTTTAATGTTGATGGCCCGATTATCGACATGATTTAACGGGTGATATTTACTGGGAGGAGGAAGAATTATGGCTAAGATTTTGGAAACCGTTTCTTACGCATTTGCAGGTATGGCTGGTCTCTGCTTTTTTGGTGGCGTAGCTGTATTGACCGGCGGAAAGGACGTAAAACATGGACGGGCTGGACAACATCGTTGCAATGCTTGACTACATTCTTGACTCTAAACGCAAACGGCATATTGTTGGCGGATTGCTGTTGAGCACTTCTGCCTTATTTGCAGGATTAGCAGCAACCGTCATAACGATACGAGAGGATGAAAATGATGAATAAACTTGGAATCTTGATTGGTGCATTGGTTGGAACGGTAATTGGTGGTGGTATTGGATGGTATCTAAGCCAGAAAAAATATACTAAAATTGCCAATGAAGCAATCGACGAAGCTAAAAAAGAGTACGATACTGCCATGGAAGAAGCCGGTGTAAAACCAAAACGGGTATTCCGTAAAAAAGAAGCGGTAGAAAAACCTCGCGAGGATAAGCCTTTGGTCGAGACCTCTAGCATTCAATCTGAAATTGAAAAACACGGCTACGCCGATTATTCATCGATGTCGGTTCCTTCTCGCGATGAACCTTATATTATTACTCCCGAAGAATTTGGAGAAATTGAGGAGTATGACAAGATTACGCTTACATTCTATGCAGACAAAATTGTGGCTGATGAAAATAATGAAATGATGGACGACACTGAGATTCAGCAAAGCATTGGTTTTGAATCCCTTGGGCATTTTGGGGAATATGAAGATGATTCCGTATTTGTCCGAAACGATAGACTGAAAACGGATTATGAAATTCTGTTGGATGAAGAAAATTACTCGGACAGCTATGCTCGAAACAGTGGTCGCCCTTAAAGGGGAGGAAGAATGACTGTAGAAGATATTCGGGATGGGTATTATCATTGGCTTGTGCAAAAAGTTACAAATAATGATAGTTATTCCAGACTATTACGACATTTGGATGAAATAGCATTCCGTTGGGATATTCCAATGGACTCGAACCGTTCAGCGGATGGCTGCGATTTGCGGTATCGATACGGCAGCGCACTTGGCTATACGCAGGCTGAGATTGCAAATACTCTTGACTGCCGAGATTGCTCGGTGCTCGAAATGATGATTGCCCTAAGTCTGCGATGTGAAGAGACCATTATGTGCAATACTGATATCGGAAATCGGACTGGCCTTTGGTTTTGGAATATGATTGATACCTTGGGCCTTGGCGGAATGATTAACGATAATTATGATGAAGCATTTGTTGATACGATTCTAATGCGTTGGATGGACCATCGATATTCCCCAAAAGGGAAAGGTGGTCTATTTTTTGTACGAAATCCGCCAAAAGATATGCGAACAGTAGAAATTTGGTACCAGATGTGTTGGTACCTAAACGAAATTGGTTAAAGGAGAACTTATTATGAACTTCTATCAGGATATGTTTAATCGCCAGGCTGCAAATAGTTTTCATGCCATTTCTCGTGCTTTGCGAGCAAATGATAATTTTACGCATCAGCTGGCGAAAGCGGTACGGCGTAATGGCACTCTGACCGGTTTTATGGGCTTTGCTATTGCGGTTTATATCATGGGGAATGAACTCAATAAGATTCGACTCCAGAATAAAATTCAGGAATTAGAGGAACGGTCTTGTCAGTGCAGCATGCATCATAAGGAGGAAAAATAATGTAATGCTTGATTTTCTGAGAGTTACGTCTCAGCAGATCAAAAAAGGCGAGTGGGAAGTATATCCAATATTTGTAATCAAACGTTCCAAAGATCTTATGATTCGAGGCAGCGATTTTTATGCTGTCTGGGTTGAGGAACGTGGCCTATGGTCTGCGGACGAAGAAGATGTTATTAATATGGTGGATGCTGAACTTCAGAATGAATACGATAAAGTAGAAAAACGGCATCCAGAAGATAAAATCGCCGTCAAGTGGATGTGGAATGCAAGAACCGGCAGCATCGATGCATGGCACAAATACTGCCAGCGACAATGCCGGGATAACTACCAGATGCTTGACGAACGGGTGATATTTGCTAACGAGGAAATTAAAAAATCCGATTATGCTACAAAGAAATTAAACTATCCGATTGAAGAAGGTGATATTTCTGCATATGACAGCCTAATGAGTGTTTTGTATTCTCCAGAAGAACGCAAAAAACTTGAATGGGCGATTGGAGCAATTGTTACTGGAGATTCGAAAAATATCCAGAAATTTGAGGTACTATATGGTCCTCCAGGTTCTGGTAAGTCAACGGTACTAAATCTGATTCAAAAATTGTTTGATGGCTATTACTCGGTATTCGATGCAAAAGCGCTGGGAAATCCTAATAATGCGTTTGCACTGGAATCTTTTAAGCAAAACCCATTGGTTGCTATTCAGCACGATGGAGATTTGAGCCGGATTGAGGATAATACAAGACTAAATTCTCTTGTTTCACATGAATTGATGACTGTAAACGAGAAGTTTAAATCTGCGTATTCAAATCGATTTCGGTCTTTTTTGTTTATGGGCACCAATAAGCCGGTACGAATCAGTGATGCAAAATCGGGTATTATCCGAAGACTAATTGATGTTACGCCAACTGGCAACAAGGTTCCGGTACGAAAATACAATGAAGCTGTCAAAAAGATGGACTTTGAACTTGGAGCGATTGCCTGGCACTGTAAACAGATTTATTTGGAAGATCCAGAATATTACGATGATTATGTTCCGATTAATATGATGGGGGCATCAAACGACTTCTTTAATTTTGTCGAAGATTCGTTTTATGTCTTTAATCGCGAAAATTGTACGACCTTAAAAACAGCATGGGAAATGTATAATCAATATTGTGATGAGGCACGAGTAAGTTATCCATATCCAAAACGACAATTCAAAGAAGAACTTAAAAATTATTTTAAAGACTATGAAGAACGGCATCAAAACGAGGATGGTAGCATGACACAAGGCTATTACTATAATTTTGATGGAAATAAGTTTAACGTTACTATTGTTAAGGACGGGGGGAGGAAAGCGGAAAAAGATCTCCCTACCGAAAAAAACTGGATTGAATTAACTGAACAGCATTCGATTCTGGATGATATTTTAGCGGATTGCCCTGCACAATATGCAACCCCAGACGACAAGCCGATGAGTAAATGGACGAATGTTACGACAAAACTTCGTGACCTCAACCCGCATAGGCTACATTATGTTAAATTGCCCGATGCGCATCATATTGTAATTGACTTTGACCTTAAAGATGAATCTGGATTCAAGAGTTTTGAAAAGAATTTGGTAGCGGCAAGCAAATGGCCGAAAACTTATGCTGAAACGTCTAAGTCCGGAAAAGGAATTCATTTACACTACATTTATTCTGGTGACCCTACAAAACTTTCCAGAATTTATGATGACGATATTGAGGTTAAAGTCTACACCGGGAATGCAAGTCTGCGTCGAATGCTGACTAAATGCAACGACCTACCGATTGCAACTATTTCATCGGGACTTCCATTGAAAGGAGACGACAAGATGCTGGATATGAATGTCGTTACGACCGAAAAAGGTATTAGAACGACAATCAAGCGAAATCTTGCAAAAGAAATTCATCCGAATACAACACCCTCGATTCAACACATTAAGCACATTCTTGATAAGGCATACGCTCAGGGGGTGCACTATGATGTGACCGATTTACGACCTGACATTCAGGCATTTGCTTTATCCTCTACTCATCAGGCGAATGCTTGTATTGCGCTGGTAAATGAAATGCATTTTAAATCAGACGAACCCGCTGAAACCGTACCTTGGGAAGAAGCTCCGATTGCATTTTATGATGTTGAAGTATTTCCGAATCTCTTCCTTGTGAATTACAAAGTGGCTGGTGACGGAAAGAAAGTTATTCGAATGATTAATCCAAAACCGGCAGAAATTGAGCAGATGATTACTCATTATCGTCTGGTTGGGTTCAATAACCGAGATTACGATAATCATATGATCTATGCTTGCATGATTGGCTATACGCCGGAACAGATTTATGAACTTTCACGGAAGATCATCGTGGATAAAAGCCCAAATGCCAAATTTGGTGAAGCATACAATTTGAGCTATACCGACATTTATGATTTTGCAAAGAAAAAGCAAAGTCTGAAAAAGTGGGAGATTGCTCTTGGAATTCACCATCAGGAACTTGGGCTTCCATGGGACCAACCTGTGCCAGAAGATTTGTGGCCTAAAGTCGCCGAATACTGTGATAATGACGTACTTGCAACCGAAGCACTATTTAATTATGAAAAGATTCAGGATGACTTCCACGCTCGCTGCTCTTTGGCTAAAATTTCAAACGGGACTCCCAACGACACCAATAATCAGCTCACCGGAAAACTAATTTTCCAGGGAGATAAAAATCCTCAAAAGGAATTTGTTTATACCAATTTTGCAACTGGTATGAGCTATAAAATGGGGGACAGCGTTGGAGTTTATCATGAATGGAACCATTTTCCAGGATACGAATTCGCGAACGGCAAATCGACCTATCGTGGTGATATTTTGGGGGAAGGGGGTAAGGTCTATGCCGATTATGGTATCTGGTACAATTTGAAGACGTTTGACGTTGCCTCAATGCACCCGCATAGTATTATTGCCTTAAATCTCTTTGGCGATCGGTATACAGCACGATTTAAAGAACTGGTTGATGTCCGTATTGCAATTAAGCACCGGGATAAAGCAGCTCTTCAAACACTATTTGGCGGAGCCTTTGCAGAATATGCTGATGCTTCCGATGATGAACTAAAGAACTTAGCAGGTGCACTGAAAATCGTAATTAACGCGGTTTATGGTCTTACCGCAGCGCACTTTCCGAATTTGTTCCGGGATGAACGAAATGTGGATAATATTGTTGCAAAACGCGGTGCGTTGTTCATGACAGAACTTAAATACCAGCTTGAACAAAAAGGTATTCATGTGGTTCATATTAAAACAGACTCGATTAAAATTGATAATCCAAGTCCTGAAACAGAAGCGTTTATTATCGAGTTTGGTAAGAAATATGGCTATGACTTTGAAGTGGAATCCGAATACAAAAAGATGTGCCTTGTAAATGACGCTGTATATGTTGCTTATACCAAAGATAACAAATGGACCGCTACAGGAACACAATTCGCAGTGCCCTATGTATTTAAGACACTATTTAGCAAGGAACCAATCGAATTTAAGGATTTGTGCGAGACCAAAAATGTAACAGCAGGTGATATTTTCCTCGATATGAACGAAGGATATCCAGAAGTTGCAAATCTTGAAAAAGAAGCTGCAAAAATTAAAAAAGCTGGAAAAGAAATTCCAAAAGAGCTTCTTGATGATATTGCAAAAGGCCACAATCTTAAATTTGTAGGACGAGTTGGACAATTTTGTCCAATTAAAGAAGGATGTGGCGGTGGTATTTTGTATCGCGTTCAAAACGGTAAAAATTATGCTGTTACCGGAACAACTGGTTACCGATGGCTTGAATCAGAAATGGTACGAGCATTCAAAAAAGAAGACTGTATTGACAAACGTTACTATCAAAAGTTGGTTGATGACGCCATTGAAGCTATTGATAAATATGGCGACGCGAATTGCTTCATGTGCGTTGATGGCAACTGTGACAGCGATATTATCGCGTAATTATCAGATTCTATAACGAAAAAGGCTCAGTGAAAACTGGGTCTTTTATTTTTTATAAAGGAGAATACCGATGACTGCCAAACAAATTTTTGATGCGACAACCCTTTTGTACAAAATTCGTGATCCCACCATAAAACGAGAACTTGAAAAGCTCTTTATTCTTGAAACCAAGAATTTACGAAAGGCAACTGGAGTTCGTTATACCGGAGAGCTTAAAGATCTTATTACAAATGAAAATGAAAAATGGAACAAAGTAAACCGTTACTATCAACTGACTTATGGTAAAAGTCCTATTGAAGAAAATGATTATACCAATCGAATTGCTCCGATGATGTATCCGTTTATGTTCAGTGTTGGTGTAAAAGATTTATCTGGAAAAGGAATGCCACTTAGTCTGTTTCATGTAATTTATTAATTTAAAGGAGATATTTATTATGATGAACGAAAAGAAAATGCCTTGGGGCCATATCAGCATTGAAAACACCACCATTCTTCCTGGTGGTTGGCGTAACTTTGGTGGCCGTGCGAGCCGATTTAATGCCCAGGGTAGCCGTTTCTGTACAATTCGCATTGACGATTTTGACCTTGCCGAACAGCTGATTAGCGAAGGCTGGCTGGTTAAACCGGTTATGAGTCGTAATCCGGACGTTACTGAGCCGGAATACTATACTCTGAAGCTCAAAATTAAGGTATATGACGATAGTATGCCTGATATTTGGGTAATTGTAAGCAATAAGAAACGGAAACTGAATGCAGAATCCCTCGCAATGCTCGATACGGCTGACATTATTAGCGCTGACCTTGAGATCCTTGGCCGTCCTACTCTGATGCACGAGGGGCAGCCTGATGAAAAGATGTGCTATTCGGCTCGTATTAAAGAAGCGTACATCGTTCTGGCAGAAAATCGATTCTCTCAGAAATATGCCGACTATGAATCTGACGATCAGGGCACTGAGCTTTCGAAACTTCCGTTCTAAATACTCTACCATAATCGTCTGACATTAAGGGTGCTGGGGGATTAACCCCGGTAAATGGCCTGGATTTGCCTGTTGTTACGGCAGCAGCCCTTTTAGTAAAGGAGAAAGCAATGAAAAAATTCACGTTAAAGGACGTTTTAGCATCTGCTGCAAAATGGGAAGTGCCGGAAAAACGTGAAAATAAGAAGCCGGTTCGTACAAATCCGGTTAAAAAAGAAGAAACTAATCAGAACTATGAACAAAAGGAACCAATAAAAGACTATAAAGCAGAATTTAAAAAAACTTTTAATTCGATGGCACCTTATAAGCATCGTTTTCAAGTCTGGGAGGACTTTATTGTACTTTCGGCTTGCTCGTTATCTAATCGCGTTGATGGAATTCATTACGCAGAACGAGAAAAGATGTATATGGACAGAATTAAAACATATAAAAAAGAAGATATCAATAAATTTGCAGACCTTTTGGCTCTTTTATGGCTCGAAATCACGAAAAATCCACGGCAGGATGTGCTTGGAGAGCTTTTTATGATGATGGATTTTGGAGATAACACTAAAGGTCAAGTCTTTACGCCTTACTCGGTCTGTCAGCTAATGGCAATGCTAACTGGAGGAGACGTTAAGAAGATTATTGATGAAAAAGGCTATGTTGGCGTTTGCGATGAATGCTGCGGATCGGGTGCATTATTAATTGCTAAATGCTGGAATATTGCGGATGAACTCAAAAATGAGCGCATTATCTGGCAGAATCACACTCTTGTCGTTGGTCAGGATATTGACACGATTGCTGGACTTATGGCGTATATTCAGCTTTCAATCATTGGGGCTGCCGGTTACATAAAAATCGGAAATAGCCTTACTGACCCGATAAAAACGGGAGATAAACTGGATAATTATTGGTTTATGCCGATGTTTTTTAACGACGTATGGCGCATGAGGGTTATGCTCCATAAAGCAGATGAATTACTGAAGGAGAAACCTGTATGAAGAAATTCTTGGGTTGTTTAATTCTTGCAATACTATTTATTATTTGCATTGTTTTACCGGCGATGACGGCATTCTTCGTTTTGGTTATTAAATTCGTTCCCAAAATGTTTATATTACTTTTTGCGGCACTATTCGTATTGGCTCTATTTCTGATTGGAGATGATAATTAATGTCTAAAGTTACATTTGAAACCCCAAAATATAAAGTAAAAGTAAAAATGGAATCCGATGAATGCTTTTGCGGTATCACCGCATTCTATGAATTTCTGGCTAAACAATTGGGGTTTGGCGAGAAAGTTTATGCTGAAAATACTCTTTTTGATTGCAAAGCGGTTGAAGTATCTAAATCGGTGTTTGAGAATATCCGCTCTTATTACGAAGCCGAATACTTAGATAAATTCAAAAAGGAAGATGGATTTGCTGAATCTTTCGGAACCCTTTGGATTTGGTATGGTCCGAAAGCAACGCTTCCTGACGAAGGATATGTTGCTGTTGTGAATACGCATAAATTTATTACCGGGAAGGTGCCAAAATGATACGGCTTCGAGATTATCAATTAAAAGCTCTATCAAAAATGAAGAATGGCTGCATCCTTTGCGGTGGCGTTGGTTCTGGCAAAAGCATTACAGCATTAAGTTACTACTACCTGCAAAATGGTGGTGATATTTCCAGTATAACCGGAGAAACTGACTATATGCCGATAGATGATATTGGAATTAAAAATCTTTATATTATAACAACGGCGCACAAACGAAATACGCTAGAATGGGAAAAAGAATTAGCGCCCTTCCTTCTTTCGACAGATTCTGAAACGAATTTATATTCTAATGTAGTAGTAATCGATAGTTGGAACAACATTAAAAAGTATCAAAATATCTACGGTGCTTTCTTTATTTTTGATGAAAACCATGTTACCGGATATGGGGCTTGGGTAAAATCATTCCTGAAAATTGCCAGAAAAAACGAATGGATTGTTCTTAGCGCAACACCGGGAGATAGTTATAGTGATTATATTCCGGTATTCATCGCGAATGGATTTTATAAAAATAAAACCGATTTTTCCAATAAGCATATCGTTTATGATGGAAGAGTACAATTTCCGAAAATTGACCATTATGTTAATACCGAAATATTAAATCGATACCGACGAAGCATTTTGGTGCCGATGGATTTTGAACGAAATACCGTTAGCCATCATGTTGATATTTATTGTGACTACGATAAATATAAGTACAAAACTATTTGGAAAAATCGATGGAATCCTTACACGGATGCTCCTATCGTTAATGTGGCCGAACTCTATTATATTACAAGAAGACTTGTAAACTGTGACCAATCGCGATTCGATACGCTGCTTGAAGTCTTAAAAAAACACGATAGAGCGATTATATTTTATAATTTTGACCCTGAATTAAATGTACTTTTAGGTCTTGATTATGGGGATAAAATAATTGCTCAGTATAACGGTCATAAGCATGAATCGATCCCCAGCGGTGATAAATGGGTGTATCTAGTCCAATATGCATCTTGCGAGGGTTGGAACTGCACAAAAACTGACACGATGATATTTTTTAGTCAGAATTATAGTTACAAAATTACAGAGCAGGCACGGGGGAGGATAGATCGAATGAATACTCCTTATAAAGATTTATTCTATTATCATCTAAAGAGTCGTTCTCCGATTGATATTAGGATTGCGAAATGCCTTAAAGAAAAGAAAGATTTTAATGAAATGACAGATTATCGCTCCTACGCGAAATAGTCATACCCTATAGTGAAAGGAGTGACCTTATATGAAACAGGTTTATTTGTATGGATTTGCTGGTGTGCATAAGAATTATAAAATCTTGTGCTGGTATTTCTTGAATGAGGAAGATATCTCGATTAAAAATATCATAAATACTGCGATTACATTGAGGGGACGATTCCCGGATGTTGAGCATGTTTATGCTGTTAATAATCGAAAAAACTTAAAACGAGATTTAGAGTACACGCTTAAACATGATGACTATGCACATTACGTAGATTTCAAAAATTATTGTGCTGTTTCAGGAGTTAAAATCTTTTAACGCTAATAAAGGCTCTATAAAAACATAGAGTCTTTATTTTTTGGTATTTACGAAATTTGGTGATTTGAATAAAATCACTTAATTTTATATGTATCACAGGCATATGGATGTTTGTTGCGCCTGTCGATTTTCCCAGTTGATGATGGATATTACGACACAAACGAAGTGAGGTAAGAATCATGAATATGAACAATACTATTGACCTGAGTGGAATCAGCGCAGATAACGTCTACCGTATCCGGAGGTCAAAAAAGAATGGTAAGCTCATTTCTTATAATGAGTACGGGAAGGTTATTATCATCAAAAATTGGAAGAGCCTTCATGTAGGATATGGCAAAGTGGTTTCCTTTGAAAACAGAGAAAACTACATTCTCGCCATGATGAAGAATGTTCCTTATGACTTCTACGAGGAATACAACGAAAAAACTGGTGAAGTAGAGGCTGTTCCGTATGAAGAACTGACTCGTATTTTACAGGAGCTCGGTTTTGCACATGAATACAAAGAAGACATTGATAAAGACAATATCTTTGATGTATGGGCGAATCTGAATTCCGGCGTACTTATTACCATCGAAACTTGGAATCAAGACGGAGAACGAAGCTACAACTCAGTTAAATGTTATGTGCCAGTGTGCGGTGGTGCTTTTATGATGCGCCAATCGACTGGTTTTTCCCATGGCAACAATTATTTAAGCTGCTTTAATATCGTGCATAATACGCGTGATTTCCCTTTGCACGAGTGTTTAGCTTTCAACAACGGTTCTATGAATTGGGGTGGAAGTCATCCTGATTTGTGGCACTATGGAGAGGGACATGACATCAATTACGCCAAGGCTCTCGCCAAAATCCGTAAATTCAAGGACGCTGACATCGGCGAGCGTTTCAATATGCAGTTGGATGATACGTTTAAACAATACGCTAAAAATGGCTACTTAGTAGATTGAAAGATGGATATTACGACACAAACGAAAATTCGTATTCATCTGGTAAAGGAATCCCACCAAAAATAATAAATACCCTATTTTTATGAGGAGAAATTATGAAAGCTTCGTGCAAAGATTGTGAATACTTTAATCCAATAAAGGATTATCCTGATTTGATCCATTTTGGAAAATGCAGTTTTAAAAAGTCAATTTACTGGATGCTTGACATCTATATCTCGGATGATAATATTTGTAGTTTCTATAAAAGAAAAGAGGAAAAATAATGATTGAAGTATTAACGGGTTTTGTTATCGGGTTTACGGCAGCCATGACGACCATTGGACTAAATGCCGGAAATAAGATTCTTGAAAATGGTAAACTGCATAAAGCCCTGGAGATTAAAACGAGAGATGCCCGGGATTGGGAAGCAAAGGCCCTGAAACGAGGCGATGAACTTAACCATCAGCGAAAAATGACTGAATACTGGCGGGCCAAATGCATGAATGAACACTTTAATTTCGATGAAGCAGTATCTGAGGAAGGGTGATATTTATGGAATACCCGTATAAAATTGTTGACTTTGAAAAATATTGTCCCAAATGCAAATACCACAAACGAAAGGAGAGCGAAGACCCTTGCAATGATTGCCTGAATGAAGGCGGTAATATTCAGTCGCAAAAACCTGTTAATTTTAAGGAGAAATGAGTTATGAAAATGTTTATGTTGTTAGCATTTTTGTGTATTGGTTTTTTATTATTGGCAAAAATTGCAGGGGATTACGCCGGTGATGTGGTTTTCGTTATTACCACTGTTCTTTTTCTATTTTTCTTTATTTCAATGGCATTTGTCGGAGGCACAATACTGGTTACTTATTTCTTGTCCGGAACGGTTTTAGAAAAATATCAAGCTAAGAGAAGCGCATTAGTTTATCAGCTAGAAAATTTAAATTATTCAGATCAGGTAGCAACAGAACTGTTATATGAGCAAATCATTTCTTTTAACGAAGATGTGTTAATGGGTAAAGTAATGGTTTATGATCCGTGGTTGCAATGGGCCGTATCTGGTGACTACCAATATATTGACTTAATCGAATATTCGAATAAAGAAGATTCTGCATCAAAATAAAAGGAGAAATTGTATGAAAAAACTCACGGCTATTATCCTTGTAATTGGTATGACATTTATCATGACCGGATGCAACAAGCAAATCATCGACACTACATACAAATACACTTATGCCTATGTGGAACTTCCTAACGGCAAATGTGTTGAAGGTAAGGTTTCATCTTGGAAGGATTATGACGACGGAGATCAAATCCAAGTTGTAATCGACGGTGTTACATATTTCACTGATACGACTCGTGTAGTTCTGACAACTAAGTAAAGGAGAAAAGCAATGATTAAAATTGAAAACACCGAAGTTATGGGCTGGGATGCTGCTATTAGAGGCATGCGCAATCCGATGAACTCTTGGGAGAATAGCGATAGTAACTATAGACCAATTCTTGCCAGCAGATGTGATACATGTACGTCTTACTTACTCAATAATTGTGACAATTGTGAGGTATATAAGCTGTGCAATTCGCCAAATTATTTTCTGGTTGGTCCGAATGACCTCGATCTCATGACTCGTCTTAGTAAAGCCGGTACAGACCATCGTAAGTTCATGCGGATGATTACTGTGTACCTTGACATTACGGCTCCACTATATTGGTGGAAGGAGTTCGATACCTACAAGGTTGGAACTGTTGCGAACTCTTGCTCGACTATGCATAAGATTGCGGATAAGGAATTCACGCTGGAGGATTTTAGTTGTGAGCATATGAACCATACATCTTTGAATGTTCTTAAAGAAATTATTGATCTATTAAATAAGTATCGAGAGGACTATTTGAATCCTGAAGCTGTAAAAATCGGTGTAAAAAAGGATTATTGGTGGCAGATGATCCAGCTCCTGCCGAGCTCTTACAACCAGCGACGCACCGTCATGCTGAACTACGAGGTTCTGGCGAATATCTATAAATCTCGTAAAGGGCATAAACTTGATGAATGGAATAGTTTCTGCGACTGGATTGAGAGCCTGCCGTACAGTGAGCTGATTACGGGAAAGGAGGAAAAAGCAGATGTCTGAAGAAGTATATGCTCATTTCCTGAATGCTCTCATACAACCGATGAAAGACATCGATGTATTTCTAAAGAAGCGACTGAGATGAGGCTTGTCGGGTCGACCAATGGTGTTAATTATTATATGGAATTTGCTGCGATAGAAGGGAGAAACCATGAAAATTAAAAATGCAAAAATCCGTTCCACAATGCTTGGACGAGAAAATCATGGAATTATGACATTCATGATTTATATTAGTGCAGACGGTTTCGATTGTGGCATCGGAGGATGTTGGCTTGATGAATTCAATTCTGCTACTCAGACAAGAGTGTTCCGAGCTGAGTCCATGGAAGCGATATCTAAGATTTTGGAGGTAGTCGGTGTGGATAAGTGGGAGGACCTTCCTGGAAAGTATATTCGCTTCGAGGATAACGGCTTTGGTTCTACGGTAACCAAGATCGGTAATATTATCGAGGAGAAATGGTTCGATTTGGAAGAATTCTTTGGAAAGTTTTAAGAGGGGCACGCGAGAATTACATATCATATAATGAAATAGAATAAAAATAGCATACAAAAACCAGTATGTCAGTCTTTTCGGGTAACGGGTGCCCGAATTAGGTAGTTAAACGAAACAAGAGGCGTGGTCGTCTATGTCATCATTGCGTTTACGTGAATGATAGAGGCAAACTACTGTGTGAAGCGTTGGGCACAGCTCTGGCTACGGACGAAAACTTATTCTATTTCTTTT